CGACGCAACAGCCAGGCGAGAACGTCTGGACACGATGCGAGCGCATTGAACCTGACTTCGTGCAAACGGGCGAAATGACTGTTACTGTAACGGGTAAGGGTTATGCAGATGATGCCGACATTGTTTCAGCGCCCTACACATTTAACAACAACACTCTTAAAGTAGACATGCGCGAACAGAGGCGCGAATTGCGCCTGCGGTTTGGATCAAACACTGTTGGTGGCAATTACTTTATGGGTAAGGTATTGTGTAGTCTTGATACTGGCGATACTCGCAGTACTGCCAACCCAGCGTAGATGTCAACCACCTATGATCCTCGTAACATGGAATGGGACTACTATTGTCGCCTCATGGAGGAGCAGTTTGCCCCTAATCAACTAGGGCATGTTGCCGAGGAAAACTGGCGCGAATGGGTAGATGCTATGAATGGCATAGGTTACTTTGTCATGTCTGGCATTCCAGACCACAGATACTTTCAGACATGGCAAGAGTGGGCTATGCAACTAGTAGGCATCATGTCGGTGGATCCACAATGAAAATAAATCCAAATCGCATGTCTACCCAAGACATTGTGCGCAATGCTGATGAGGTGCGCAAGAGTGGTCTTGACTGGAAGAAAGTGTATGTACTACTCCGCCATTCACTAGAGTCTGGGCAATACAGAATGATGCGTTGTAACAATACATTGTTCTGGTATCGCATAGACAAAAAAGGTGAAGCGCAGATATTTCTTTTGAATGCAGATTCTCCTAGAAAGCTAATCCGTAATTTCCAAGAGTTTGGAAAAGCTATGGTTAATAGCGGATTCAAAAAAATCTATGGCATCACCACAGATCAAAAGATTATCCAAGCTCTTAGAAGTTTTGGATATTCAACAGATGTAGAGCACATTGGCGAAGATGAGAATGGTCAAGAACAGTACAAGGTGACTGTAAATGTGTAATATTAATCAAGAAATAAAAAACTTTGGCGATGCCATAGGACAGACTACAAATAACTTGATTAATGGTGTAGATTCTGCCGTGCGCAGTTTAAATTCTACGGCAGATGCAATACTTCGCAATCCTTTGCCAACTATTGAGACAGCTGTTCTTGTTGCGGGATTTGATGTTCCAGTCGCAATAGCAAGCGCCACAGTTTCCGCGGCGAATGGCGGTAGTCTTAAAGACATAGCACTAGCGGCGGCAAAGAGCTATGCCGCTGGAGAGATTGGGAAGGCGGCGGGTAATCTCTACTCACCTATTGAGCAACAGACACTACAGCAACTTGGTCCACAATATGCTGATGAAGCTTTAATCAAGCAAGTTATCACAAGCGCTTCTGGAAGCGCCGCCGTTGCCGCATTAACCAATAGCAGTATAAAAAATGTGATCACATCTGCTACAGCTGGTGCCGTTAATTCATACATTACAAATCAGCTTGTGTCTTCAGGATACTCAGCAAATGATCAAAAATTAATTGCCAATGCCACATCTGCGGCGACCAAAGCCATATTAAATGGAAAAGATGTGGCATCTGCAATTGGCTCTTCTGTTGCAAGCACAGCTATTACATCTCAAATTACTAATTATGTTAATTCACTTAACAACAACTATAAGATATCGCAAACTTTATCAGACACGATAAATGCAGGAAAAAAAGCCGTTAGTGACTTTTTTACAAGCTCTGTAGATCCCGCGCAAAAAACAATAAATACAAATTACAACAATTACTCTGTTGCATATTCATCTCTAAAAGACACCCTAACAAAAGCGCAAACTGCTTATGATGACTACACAAAGAAGTGGGATGCCTATGCTAAAGCGGCTGATGCATGGAATAAGTCATCGGGTGACATAAATGACCCAACTTTGCGAACCCTTATAGATACGCAAAAGGCTGTTGTTGCAAGTGGTCAACTAGTTAATCAAACGACTTCTGCTTATGATAGTCAAAGAACTGTGACCAACAATGCACTCAATACTTACAATGTAAGCAAACAATCATTTGATGATGTAAGCGCAAAGTACAACCAGCAGGTTACAGATCTTCAAAGCAAGATAGATCAGCTTAATTCTACAAATAATACAAGTGTAAATTATGCAAACACTATTGGTACTTTGGTTGATAAATACAATGTTCAACTTGCTAAAGATGAGGCTAATGTAATATCGCAAATAGGTGGATCTGTAGTAAAACAAGCAGAGACAGCTATGGATCAAACTGCTGTATCTAGTGGATTCAAGTCATACAAAGAGATGCAAAGCGCAATTGATGAAGGCATTACTAGCGGAGATCAATGGGCGCAATTCCAAAAACTTTCACCAAATGCACAAAAGAGCTATGAAAGTTTAGTAAATTCAGGCGCCGATATTGCAACTGCATTATCAATGTCAGCAGGATTTGATTCTTTAACAAAGTTAACATCTGGCACAGGAACTCAAGTAGCCGCTTTATCGTCAAGTAATCAAAAAATTGTTACTGATGCGGGTCAAGAATATTTGTCTGGGAAATTAGACTGGGACACTGCATCTAAAACAATTAATTCAGCAGTTCAAAAAGACATTGATAGTGGATATTTAAAGCCTAAAGGCGATGGCACTTATGTGGCACCAGATGGCGTTGTTTATTTTATGAATGAGCAAATAGGCATGTGGAGTGTTAAAGTCGGTCAGCCAGACACAAGTAAAACAGTTGAAAGTGTTTGGAAAAATGATACCAATTTAGGGTGGCAACAATTTATTCCAGATGGTAAAGGTGGATATGATTGGACAGGAACCGTGCATGTTTTTGCTAAACAACCAAATTACACAGAAAATCAACCCTCTGGTAATTTCTACTCTATAGGTAGTAATGGTATTGCTCCGCTAGAGAAAATAAATCAAGCAGAAAACCAAGGATCAAACACAAAAACTTTATCAGATGGTTCTGTTGCGGTTTTTCATTCAGATGGAAGTGTAACGCTTACTCAAAAGAATGGAAATGTAATTAATTATGACAAGAGTGGCGAAGTTGTTGTACCAACACCAACTCCTACAACAACGCCAACAACAACTCCCGCTACATCGGGAGATACAACAGTTACGCCCACAACCACAAAACCAAGCACAACACCCACCACTACTCCCACGACCACACCGTCCACCACCACAACACCTAGTACAACAACTACTACACCAACACTTAACCCAATTCCCTCTGGATCAACACCAGATGGAACAGGCGGCTATTTCATAAAAAATTCTGATGGGTCTACAAGTCATTTTGACAATAATGGCAAATTGTTGAGCACATTTGGCCAACCTGTTGCACCCACCACAGGCGGTGGTACAACTACGGGAGGTGGAACCACTGGTGGCGGTACAACCACAGGCGGTGGTACAACTACGGGAGGTGGAACCACTGGTGGCGGTACAACCACAGGCGGTGGTACATCTACCACAGGTAGCGGAACTACAACTGGAGGCACAACTAGTGGTGGAACAACTGGTGGAGGCACAACTACACCTGTTGTGACTCCACCTGTTGTAACCCCACCTGTTGTAACCCCACCTGTTGTAACCCCACCTGTTGTGACTCCACCTGTTGTTGTGCCTCCTGTTGTTGTGCCTCCAAAGAAAACAGAAACACCAAGCACAACACCATCTTATACGCCAAGATCGTCTACATCTGCAATTTCATCGGCTTCGCAAGAAAAAACACTAGACACAACACCACAGTTCTTGACAAGTCAGTATTACAAACCACAAGATTCGATTGAGAAAAAACTCACTCAGATTTTTGGGTCTATTGCGCCAGCGGCGGCGGAGACCTATGCATTGCAAAATAAATCTCCTCTTGATTCAGTAGAAAAACCAAAAGAACAAGAGAAGACAGATTATGAAAAACAAATGGAAATGGCGCAACCAAATCCAGATGAAGAACAAACCCTACAAACTGAATATGGAGTTAAATTTATGGCAAAAGGCGGAAGCGAAAAAAATACAGGATTTAGTCTAGATTCTCCTGACTTTCCCACAATCAAAAAAGATACAGGATTTAGTTTAGATCCTCCTGACTTTCCCACAATCAAACATGGATTCTTGACATCCACTCAAGTCCAGCAACCAGAGTCACGACTAGGGAGTCTGAGACATCTTTACGCGGGGCTTACAAATAGACAACCCACAGGCATATTGATGGCAAAGGGTGGGTTGCCGTCTAAGTACGCGCAAGCCGCTCCCAAGGGGCATAAGCCAGAATTTATAACTGGCGTTACAGGCTACTATGCAGGTGGTAGGGGTACTGGTCAGTCTGATGACATTCCCGCGATGTTGCACGAGGGTGACTATGTCATTGATGCCGATGCGGTTGCCGCCCTTGGAGATGGCTCTAGCAAGGCTGGAAATGAGGTCTTAATGAAGTTTATGAGCCAAGTACCGTTCCATAAAGGGGTGCATGGAGAACCTGTACCTGCTAAAATAGCTGATGGAGAGGTTGTTCTTCCCGCGGCATTTGTGACGGCTTTGGGTGGCGGAGATAACAAAAAGGGCGCAAAGATATTGGATGGTATGCGCGAAGAATTGAGAGAGCACAAGAGGTCTGCTCCAACATCTAAGATTCCTCCCAAAGCAAAATCTCCACTTGACTATCTCAAAATGGGGACGAAAGGATAAATATGGCAAATCTATTAGAAAGTTCAGCAACGGCGGCAACGACCGCGCCAGATTATTACAACAATTATTTGAGTAATCTTGCAAGTTCTGGAACATCTGCGGCGCAAAATGCTCAGTATGTGGGAGTACAACCGCTCCAGCAACAAGCATTTAATCAGGTACAGAACTTACCTAGTAGCTATCAGCCTACACTTAATGCCGCTAGTAAAACGCTGAATCAAGCGGCAACTGATATTTCTCCTTTAGCGGCAGGATCAGGTTATTTAAGCGCCGCAACTCAAAGCCCTGCGCAACTAGCTCAGCAGTACATGAGTCCCTACATTAACAGTGTAGTGAACTCTATAGGCGATCTCGGTCAGCGACAAATACAACAAAGTCTAGCACCTAGTGCAACAGCTGGCGCGGTTGGCTCTGGTCAGTTTGGTTCACAGCGTGGCGCTCAAGTCTTGGGACAAACCATTCGTGATGCTAATGCAAACATTCAAAATCAGCAGTATCAAGCATTGAATTCTGGTTATGGACAAGCACTGCAAGCCGCTGGGCAACAAAATGCTTTGCTTGGTCAATTGGGTAGTACAGCAGGTCAGCAAGCCTATCAAGGACAAGCTGGATTGACTAATGCTGGACAAGCTCAGACAGCGCTTGCCGCGCAACAGCAAGGATTGAACTTAGGCGATATCAATGCCTTGGCTACTTTGGGTGGACAACAGCAGACAATTGAGCAAAACAAACAGCTGTTCCCACTGCAAAACCTTAACACCGCATCTGGCTTACTGCGTGGTTTCAATGTGCCGACAAGCACCAAGACAACTCAACAGGCATCCCCATTGGCTACTATTGGCGGTATTGCTACTGGTACTGCTGGATTCTTTACTAAAGATCCTACAACTAAATTGGCACCATATGACTCTTTGGTAAGCGGATTGAAAAATTCATACAACACGCTTTTTGGATCAAGCTCTACACCATCCACATATGATCCACATTTAACACCTAACAATTTGCCAGCAGGTTCTACTCCCCAATATGATCAATCAGGAACATATATTGGTTATACAGATGCAAATGGCGATTTTGTAGATTCAGATAGTTAAGGAATAAATCATGGCAGAAGATAAAACCGCTTTTATTGATAACTCTAAGATCAATCCTTATGGCTTAGAAGAAAATCAACTCAAAGATTATCAAAAATCAGTTCAAGGTCAGCTTGATGCCCTTGAGCAACGCTATGCACAGCCTAATTGGTTCAAGGTATCCGCGGGATTTTTGAAGCCTCAACTAGGTGGCTTTGGCGCATCTCTTGGGTCTGCATTTGGTGCTATGGGCGAAAGTGTTGAGCAACAAAGAGCGCAAGCATTGCCTATTGCACAGATGCGCGCTCAACTAGCACAATCAGATATTTTATTAAATCAAAACAAAGAAGCATCAGATAAGGTAAAAGCTTTTTATGCCGATCCAGCCAACAAGGGGAAAAAACTTCCTCCCGCTGGCGCTATTGGAGAATTAGCCGCAGGCGCGCCTAATGCCCCTGCTGTGCAATCTTTATTGACACAACAAAAGATTGCGCAAGATCAATATGCAACTGAGTCAAACAACTTAAAACATTTGTATGAAACTGGCGCAATCAATAAACAAGAATACGCTAGAAGGCTTTCAGCATTAAATCCATTTGAGTCTAGCACTCAGGGCGCAGTAGTAGATGTAAACAAGCCAGAGACTTCCGTAAAAACATTACCAAGCGGTGCGCGTGTGAATGAAGATCAGGCTCGCTTGGCTGATCTTGGAATTCCAATTATTAGTGGTTTTCGTACAAAAGATGAGCAACAAGCACTGTATGACAACCGAGAAAAAAATCCCTATCCTGTGGCGGCGCCTGGCACAAGCCAACATGAGATGGGTAATGCAATTGATGTAGACACTAAAAAACTTACCCCAGAACAACGAAGAATGTTGAAGGATTTGGGTTATACACAACCAATGCCAGACAAAGATCCAAACCATTGGGAAAAATCTGGTGCTCGCGGTGAAAGATCTGCGCCATCTTTTGAAGAGCTTGGCGCTACAGGATCTGGGGCATCTGAATTAACCAAAGAACAATTAAAAGCAATTACTGAAAAATATGGCCCACTTGAGCAAAGAATAATTTCTTATGATCCCCAGTCTATTTCTACTGCGCATTCTAGGCATGACAGATTGGTGGAATTGCTAGGAACATCTGGTGTTCAAAAAGGGACTGGTCTTTTGTACAAAGATCAAGGAATTACTACTGCAATTTTAAGTTCATTAGCTCAAGGGGCTAGTGCATCTATCAACACGCCTGCTGGCGGTGCTGGTTTTAGTTTGGCTTTTCCAGTCGAAAATGCAATGACTAAAACAAGACTTAAGCCATTCGAACAAAAGCAATTGCGTGAATTTCAAATGTTGTTGCGAGATGAAGCAAGCGATGATTTAAGAAAAGGTGTTTTGTCAATTGGTGGCGGGCATTTAAATCAGGCAGAATTTTCGTCTGTAATGAATCAAATTGCTTCTGGTTCCGATCCGTATGGAATATTAAAAGGATTAGTTGCTACTAGATCTACAATAAATGAACGAAATGGCGAAGAGTTTGATTTGTATGGTGATTGGATTCATAACCCTAAAAATGCAGGAAAACCAGTATCTGTTTTTTTTCATAGCAAGCCATATAAAGATTTAATGAAAAAATATGAACCAAAAATAAAACAAGCCAAGAGACTTGCCGATTAAAGGATATATATGGGTGAAGATGAAAAAAACATATCAAATTCAGACGACATACTTGAGCGTTTGAGTAATCTGCCTACATCAGATGAGATTCAAAAAAGATATGAAGAAACTGAGGAAACTCAACAGCCTTTTTATGAAAGAGGAACAATAAATCCAAATGTTGGGAATATCCTTCCAGCATTTGCGGCAACAATTGGTAGTCAAGAAATTACCAAAAATCCTCCAACTCAAATAACTACTAGCCCAGAATTAAAATCTGTGCAATCAGGTTTAGAAAATGAGCAAAATGTTCAATCTGCGGCAAGGTCGGCACAACAACAACAGCAAGATCAATATCAGCAACAATTTAAAGAACATCAAGCTAAGTTAGCTGAAGCTCAAGCTCGACATAATCAAATTGAGGCTGAACACCAAGCCGCAATTAGTGCCCAAAGAAAAGCAATGCTTGATCATGCTCATGCACAGACTTTGACGCCTGAAGAAGAGTTTGAGCGCCGCCAGCAAGCCATGCGTGCGCAACCAAAATTGCAAGCACCTGCTAATGAGCCTTCATTAAAAACAATTCCAGTTGGCGGGCTTGGAACTTACGAATACGCTATCAAGTCTGGTGCTACACCAGAACAGGCTATGCGTGTACCAAGTATGTCTGCTATGCAACGCCAAAACATTCCAGAGTTGCAACATGGTTATGAGCGTTCTACAGGATTGACTGGTGGGTCTTTATACAACCGCTATGAAGGGTTGCCGAATTTGGCATTGACTGAAGAAGTTGCAAAAGACTATCTAAAGCCCAGAATGCAGGCTCAAGAAAAAATTGAAGAGCGCAATGCACATGAGGATGCGGCTAAAGCAAAAATCCAACAAGAGATTGCTAGGCACAAGTATCAAACTGAACATGCTCTTAAAGTGGCTGAATTAGACCTAAAAGAAGCCAAAGAAAGATTGAAAGAGTCTCATAGACACATGGCTTCACACAAAGCCCCAGAGTCTCCAAAACAGTCTGCTAATGAAGCTCGTGAAAACGCACGCCAAGAAAACAAGATTAATAGTTTAGAGCAACGCAAGGCTGAATTGCAATCTGAATTGAACAGAAAAGCGCCCCGTATGAATGTTGGTGGCTTTGATGAATACACTAATACATTTCCAATTGGAAACGGTGCTGGTGACTTAGGTTATGCACATCAGCTTTTGCAAGGAATTGCTAATGAAAAGATGGATGCATCTTCAAAAGCAATTTTTCAACAAGAACTTGATAAGCTATTTGCCAAAAATCCATCTGGTTATGTCGGTAATTTAAATCTTGCTCATAGGTTACTGTCTGAAAAAGCAAACCCAAATATTGATTTGGAAACAAAAGAATTTGTAAATAGAGAATTAGTAAAAATGCAAAAGACTCATCCTAAAATTATTAAATCTTTGAGCAAAATTTATTTACCATGATCACGCTAGAAAGTCTCCCTAGTGTGAGGGCATAGCAGTTGCCCCTTTATGCCCCTACCGTTGTTGGTAGGGGCTTTTTTTTAGTGGCTACATGACATTACAAGTAAGACCACAAACATCATCAAAAAGTACAGTTTAATGATGGTAATCACTTGCCTCTTACCTCTGCAAGTTTTTCACCAACAAGACGATTGAGATCAGTTGCCACCTTGATACAGCCTGCGCGCTCTTGTCTGGCGCCTTCTTCTGCATAGGCTTGGGCTAACTTAACTAAATCATCTTCAAGAAAGTTGTAGTTTTCTTCTAAGTGAAGACTGCGAAAGATTTCATTGATGCGCTCTGGCGTCATTTTATTGTCCAAATCTATTTTTGATAATCCAAAAGCTGAGTAGATTATCAAACATCTCCCAGCCACGCTTTAGGTCTTCTTCAGACCACTCTACGATCTTGACCAAGCCTTCATGTGTGCGCGATACAAACACATTTGCACAGCGCGCATTGGGGATGCCCAAGCCATAGCGGTAAGCCGAGAGTTGCATCAGATGCTCGTCATAGGCTTCTACATCGTCATCAGGTCCAAAGTCTTTGGTTTTAACATCAGCCACGATGCCATAGGGGGCGACTTTGTCAGGCTTGCAGTACAAGTCAACTTTGCCACCAAATCCTAAGTCACAGCAGAATGAGTGTTCAACCAACCAAGGCTGGAAGGGGTCTAGCTTGAAGTGATCAAACAGAGCCTCCTCCACCTTAATTCCACGAGTAGACTTCTTGCCTGCAAAGTGGCTCTCTATTTCCTCATGGATAAGGGTGCCAGCTTCTGCGGCGCGTTTGCCCGTTTCTTTGGAGTCTGCTACAACACGCGCAATAAACTCTTTCTCTGTCTCTCCCATAACTTTTGGAAGCGTAAGCGCCGCTAATAGCAGTTGCTCATTCTTCCAAGCATCTAAAGCGGGTTTTGCCGAGACTTTTAGGATGGTGGTAACCGAAGGTACCAGATCAAACTTTCGGGCGTCTCTGAGCGTTGTAGGACGATCTGAACCGTCCTTGGCTTTGACGGTGTACTGGGGCGAGCCATCCTTACCATACCAGTGAACCGACTCAGCGGATCGTGCAATGATTGTTGTCATGTATTACCTTTTTAAGAATTAAAAGTTTTCATTTCAGCTTCTAAAAAATGCCTATAGTTTTTATGTTTATCTGTTCTTGATGCGTACTTGCGCTTGCATTCTTTACAAATATGGAATTGTTGAACTATTGGCATTTCAACGCCTCTTTTCATCCTCATAAAAGTTTCTTCTTCAACAGAGTCAAATTTGTTGATACATTGATTCAATGAACATACTTTTTCCATAGTTACTGGATCAATAAAAATAACATCATTTACTACTTTTTTGAGTTTTTTAAAAATAGGCATGATTTACCTCAAAAAGGAATATCAGAATCGTCTTCGTCAAAACTATTAGCTGGTGCTTTAGCGATGTCGTCAACCGTCTTGGTCTTCTTGCTGAGCTTCTCCCACTCAGGTGAAGATTGAATTTTCTTCTTGAGGTTTTCGCTAAATGAATCAAACATTGCCATGTCTGGGTCTGACAAATTGAACAGTTCTGTTGCATTTACTGCTTCAGGAAGGCCGCTCTTTTTGATGACCGCTGGGACGGGTGATACACCTGCCACATTGACATACATCTTGCCATCCTGACCTGCGCGCTCAATAACATTTAACATGCACCACTGACCTATAATGTTTTTCAGGTCAAACTTGCGCATCTCTTCTTGGGAGAAAGGCTTACCCCTCCAAGATTGCAGATCACCGCGTAGGGTGGCTTTTTCCGACCAAGATAGGGTGTAGTTTTTAAAGATAGCAAATGGTCGCCCATCGCGCATCTTTATCGGCTCACCCGAATCATTTGTGCCGTGAATCTCCCAACCCAGCATGATCTTGTGCTGGTACTTAACCTCGCCCATGTACTCTGACTTTTGTGTACCCAGATCAACGATCCGATAGCAACGCGCCAGATGTGCGCCAGCAGGAACTACCTCGAAATTACCTTTGTCTTCTACAATAAAACTCATTAATACTCCTTAAACGGTTACATACCGCGAGGCAACTATAACACACAATTAAAAGTCCGTGTAAATTAGTCAAACTTTAAGTTATGCTAGAATGTGTTGAAAGGAGGAAACATGAACCTAGTCGAATATTTTGCAACCGAACCTAGAGGCGCAAAGCTTGAAATGGCTGAGTACCTTGGGATCACACCAACATGGCTATCATTGTTGCTGGGTGGCAAAAGAAAGCCTTCAGCAATGCTGTGCCTGAAGATAGAAGAAGCAACGCAAAAACTGGTTACGAGAAAAGAACTGCGACCAGATTTGTTCAATTGATTTTAAAGGAGAAAAAATGAAATTAGTGAGACTTGACCAGATCAGATTAGACGGGGGGACACAATTCCGCGATCAGATCGACCAAGATGTAGTCAGAGACTATTCGGAAAAAATACAGGACGGGAAAATTTTTCCTGCCGTGATGTGTACATTCGATGGGACAACCTATTGGCTGTACGATGGATTCCACCGCTACTTTGCTCATCACAACATTGGAATCAAAGAGATAGAGGTGCATTACTTGCCTGGCACTCTTGAGGACGCGCAAGATCTTGCTCTGAGTGCTAACAGCAAAAATGGATTACACAGAAACAATGCCACCAAGCGCAAAGTAGTAGAAGGCGCTTTGTCAATGGAGCGCCACAAAAACAAATCTAACCGTGAGATTGCCAAGCTGTGTGATGTATCGCATCCATTTGTAGCCGCTATCCGCAACCCAGATGCAAAAAAACAACAGTCTGCCAATGTTAAGAAGCATTATCAGAAAAAAGCAAAAGAAAAAAGTGGAATTGAATTCCACTCTGACTCAAAACCCTTAGTGGTAAACCCTGATAGACCATCTATTCTTGATGACTTTGCGCCCTCAGAAGAGGAGATAAGAAGCTCTGAGCAGTTCTTGGCGGCACAAAACCAGACGATAGTTGACTTACTTGAATCTGACGACAAGCTTGCGACAGCTTACGACAAAATAAAAATCTTGACCTTAGAAAACGAGCACCAGCGTATCACGATCAACCGATTGATGAATACCAACAGTGAGCTTGAGAAGATGGTTAAGTCATTGCAAAAACAAATTAGTAAAGATAAAAAATGAACAAAATCCTAGCACCAAGTGAGTGTGATGACGGATTCCCAAAACCAAGACCTTTCCAGCTAAGCGCACACGAAAAGTTGCGCGAAGGCTTCAAGGCTGGTCATAAACGTCAGATCATTATGGCGCCTACAGGCGCAGGCAAGACATACCTTGGGTTGCGTATCTGCAACGAGGCTGTGCAAAGGGGTAAGCGCGCAGTATTTCTGTGTGACAGAACCACCCTGATAAATCAAACTTCTGAGGTAGCAGACTCTTATGGGCTGACTGAGCATGGAGTGATACAGGCTAACCACTGGAGAAGACATGCCGACAGACTGCTACAGATAGCCTCTGTGCAGACAATTGCCAAGCGGGAGTATTGGCCACAGCTGGATGTTTTGGTGGTGGATGAGTGTCATACCCAGCATAAGGCATGGGTTGACTATGCAAAGCAGAGTGGTGCGGCGATCATAGGGTTGTCTGCAACCCCCTTCTCTACTGGTCTTGGCAATGTGTTCACGAACCTCATAAACGCTACCACAATGCACGAGCTGACTGAGTCAGGGGTGTTGGTGCCTATGCGTATATTTTCTTGCACAAAGCCCGATATGACGGGTGCCAAGACGATTGGAGGCGAGTGGTCTGACAAGGCGGCTGAAGAGCGTGGCATGGAAATAATTGGGGATGTGGTTCAGGAGTGGTTAAAGTTTGCCGAAAACCGCAAGACGATTGTGTTTGGCGCAACGATTAACCACTGTAAACAATTGGCCAATCAATTTATTACACATGGAATCATAGCGGCTGTTTTCACATCCGAAACAACTGCTGTTGAGAGGAAAAAACTTTTAGATGAGTACCGCAAGAAAGACAGTGTCTTGCGCGTGTTGATCAGTGTGGAAGCTTTGGCGAAGGGTTTTGATGTGCCTGATGTGGGCTGTGTGTGTGATGCTCGCCCATTGCGTAAGTCATTGTCTACCGCCATACAGATGTGGGGGCGTGGCTTGCGATCCTCTCCGCAAACTGGTAAAAATGATTGCTATCTTCTTGACTTTAGTGGAAACATTATCAGATTTGCCGAAGACTTTACCGACATATTTTTCAATGGATTGGATAAGCTCGACAGCGGTGAGAAGTTAGATAAGAAGATCCGCAAGGACGAGGATTATGAGCTGAAGGGTTGCCCAAAGTGTGGGTACAAGCCATTTGTAAAGCGGTGCATGTCATGTGGATTCGAGAGACAACCAAAGCCTATGGACAATGCACTAGCAGGTGTCATGAAAGAAATTTATATCGGCGAGGGTAAAAACAAGAAGAAATTAGCGGACAATGCCGAGCACTTGTGGCATCAGGTGGTTACATATGCGCGTCAGCATAGCAAGCCTGAGACACAGCAGGGAAGAGCATGGCATCTGTACAGAAAGATCATGGGTCATGAGCCTGTGTGGAAGTTCAGTACAGCGCCAAATGTAGAGATTACAAACAATGTCAAAAACAAAATCACGCAGATGAACATGGCGTGGAAAAAAGGAGCAGGTAAATGGACTTCGTAAGTTTTGCCCATAGTCATGGGTTGGTAATTGATTCACTTTTTCCATCTGAGCGCATCAAGCGCTGTGGAACCATTGACAAGCCAAGGTCAACAAATGGCGCGTATTTTTATGATGGTCAAAAGGGGTGGGTATTTAACTGGGCGGGTGACGCAAGAGTGATTTGGTATAACGACCCAAACCAAAAGCCTTGGACTATGGAAGAAAAGTTTGCATGGATGAAAAAGCGCCAAGAGCAATCAGCCAAGCAAAATCAATCCTATGAAATAGCCGCCGAGCGCGCAGAGATAGTCCTGCGCGAATGCCAGCTGATGGATCATGCATACTTAGAGTTTAAAGGATTCAAGGGCATGAAAGGGTTTGTTTACAAAGAGTCTTTGATGATTCCTATGAGAAATGTCGTAACAAACAAACTTCAGGGCTTACAAGAGATTTATTGGGACGAGCCGAACCGCAAGTATGAGAAGAAGATGATGATGGGCATGAAGGCTAAGAATGCGGTGCATTGGCTTGGTGATAGGAATGCCAAGGAGAAGTGGTTAGTTGAGGGATATGCAACTGGTTTGTCTTTGCATCATGCACTGCGTAGTGTTGGGATGCAGGCGGCGGTGGTGGTTTGTTTTTCTGCAAATAATCTTGTACAAGTTTCTGCACAAATCAAGGGTGACAGATATGTTTTTGCCGACAATGATGCAAGTCAGACTGGACAAAAATCGGCAATAAGTACTGAACTACCTTGGACAATGGCAGATCAAGAGGGATATGATGCTAACGATTTGCATGAAAAACATGGTTTGTTAGAGGTGGTAAAAAAAGTTATGGAGTTGCGAAAAAAAGTATTGACACAACAACTAGAAAACACTGTATAATCCAATGCATCAACGGATTGGTAACCCGTTGTAGTTCACAGAAACGTATCCGCAAACCCATTGGTGAGCGGGCTTCGTCAAAGCTAAGGGATCCTGTCTGTGCAGACCTTTATGCGGCAACCAAGCCTAAAGCTCGTTCACCAATGGGTTTTTTGCTTTCTGCCTTACCCGTACTCCGCACGATAGAAAGCACCTCAATCGTGGTGGCGCGGAAGGAAAGCGTACACGGTATGCAACCGTGGATTTGATGATGGTGTTTGTTGAGTTAATGTCGCATCCAGCAAGAAGTCTTTTAGGCCGTTCCTTGATGCCACCACTGAGCATTTACTTGGGCAAACCAAGCGCCATCATCAAGTCCATGGGCTAGGGGGCAGTTCCCGAACAATCCGTGCGACTGGTCGAATCATCAAGTCGGGGGCAGAACTTACGTTCGCATGATGATCCTGTTTTCAGGGGTGAAGCACCTTCTCCTTTCTACTCTCTCTGGGGGTAGGGGGGTCTTTGGGTGAAAGGTATTGAGGATGCCCAAGGAGGGCAAAAAGGACGAGGGCAATTGCCCCTTTTTTTAACTACATGCTGTAATTTCCTGTTATAGTGTGTTCACCACGATGTTGTGGGTAAGGAGAAAAGAATGAATGAGTCGATGTTTATTTGCAAATTTGAATGCGGTGATTTTGATGCCGAGTACTATGAATTTATTGCTGAGCGTTGTGATGCTTGGACAAAACAAAAAGTTGAGCGCATCATAGAAAGCGGTGAGATGTTTGATGAATTTATGGATCACATGATTGGAAACTGGGCATGAATGAATCGCTTTGGAGAAAGAGAAAAGATGTCTTCGTCCGAGAAGGATTAGAAGAAGGGAAGGCTAGAGATCTTGCCGCGCAGATGATGTTGCGTGACTATGAGGGTGGCTTAGACGACAGGCGTGTGTGCTTTGAGTGCAGAAACTACAAAAACAATGAGTGCTCTGCTTACATGGTTGGTAAGGGAAGATTTAAAACAAAGATGACGCCTTTGCGGTTTACTTTGCAAAGATGTGATCGATTTCATTTAAGGGGAGCTGTATGACCAAGTTATGGGTTGACCCACCAGAGGGTTGGAAGTTTGGATTTCCAGCTATCTATGACCCCAGTACAGATGGACAGATGAGTGAGTGGATTGTCAGAAAAGGCTACCCACTTCTGACAATAAAAGAGTATGGAGAGCAATGGCATGTCCGTTGTTGGCCTGCGGAAGAGCCTGAAAAATATCCCGATCAGGTCATAAATGCACAAAAACACTCTGAAGTGATAAAAAATACCCCGATCGGGACAAAAATGCGCAAAACCACACGCGAAGAAAAGATAAGCAAACCCGCCGTGTATGAAGTGCCAGAAGAGACTCATCGGAAGGTTACAGTTTCTGAGGTTTTAGAGGAGTTGAACTTCGCCAAGTTGCGAATTCAAGAGTTGCGTGACCGAATAGACGTGTTGGAGAAAGAGAATGTAAACCATAGCGGACAAAACAGACCTAACTTGTTCAAAACGACCGCTATGACGGACCTTAAGGAGAAGAACACATGACATCCTTTTTCTACGGGGTTATTTTTGGTTTTGCTCTTGGTGCCGCAATAAATTTTCTAATTGGGTTTGTTGGTGCATGGATTAAAGATATAAGGAGAAGAACACATGACACAAGATGAAATGATTGCCAAGTTGACAGAGATGTTAGAGATACAACAAAAGTTGCATGAGACAGCGATAGATATGCTCAAGCCCGCAGTCGATGCGGCGTATCAGAAAGGCTACGCTGATGCAATGGGTTGGAAGACACAAAACCATCTTGAGCATTTGCCCCCACAGGAGAAGAACAATGCTTGAAACTATTGCATGGGTAGTTATGTTGATGTGCATGGGCGGGGCAATCGTGGTGCTAGTTGGTGTTGCTGTATTCATGATGTCGGAGGAAAAATGAGAAAGCTTGGCGTAGACCCAGGCGCATCGGGCGCAATTGTTCTTCTAGAAGATGGAAAACCTATTGAATGGGCAATGATGCCAACCATGAAGATTGGTACCACAACCCGTGTTAACGCTGTAGCTTTGGCGGCAATTATCCGTAGTTACATGAAACAGGATGAACCTTTGATTGCTTTTGTTGAGCAAGTACATGCCATGCCCAAGCAAGGGGTGTCAAGCATGTTCTCGTTTGGTCATTCATGTGGGGTCATTGCAGGCGTACTGGGTGCGTTTGAGATACCTGTGACCTACGTAACTCCACAGATGTGGAAGATGCGCGCACACCTGACAAACAAAGACAAAGATGCGGCTCGGTCACTGGCTATACAGATGTGGCCACACTGGCGTGAGTTGGATAAAAAGGGTCAGGGTCAAGCTCTGGCGGATGCGGCTTTAATTGCGAGGTATGGACTATGACTATGACATTCACTTACACCGAAAACGGTGTGCAAAAAGCTCTTTACTCAACTGAAGAGACAAACCTAAAAGAACTTCTATATGACTTTGAATCATTCCTACTTGGGTGTGGCTACAAGATAGAAGATATTGAAAAGCTCAACTGGGAATCAATCTCACTGGACAAAGGTTGTGCTCAAAGGGGTTGCGTTGCAATAGACAATCATGCGCCGCCAGAGGAAAGAGAAATTGTTTACAGGATGCCGAAATGAATCAAAAACAAATTAACGACGCAGTAGATTACATCTACACACATGGGCAAAAGTATGCTGAAGCTAAAGCTGAAGTAACATACATTGAGGAGTACCGCAAGAGTCTGAAGGCTATGCTCATGCAGACAGCATTAGAGAAGGGTGCAAAGTCCGCGGCAGTAGCTGAGATGATGGCCTATGCAGATGTTCAGTATGTTGAACTTTTAAAAGGGCTAAAAGTGGCTGTAGAGAAGGCAGAAGGTCTACGCTGGGGGTTAGTGTCAGCGCAAGCAAGAATTGATGTATGGCGCTCTTTAGAGGCTTCCAATCGTACGATGGATAGGGCGGTGGCATGAAATATTTATCAGTTTGTTCAGGCATAGAAGCGGCTACAGTTGCTTGGCATCCACTAGGTTGGGAGGCGGTAGGTTTTTCGGAAATTGAAAAATTTCCATCACAAGTCTTAGCACATCATTATCCAAATGTCCCAAATCTTGGTGACATGACTAAATTTAAGGAGTGGAATTTTGAGTCAAATATCGATGTTTTCGTTGGAGGAACTCCCTGCCAATCATTCTCAGTCGCAGGTCTCCGAAAGGGATTGGATGACCCTCGTGGCAACCTCATGCTTACCTATCTTGCCATTGCTGACAAATTTCGGCCCAGATGGTTGGTCTGGGAGAACGTTCCTGGCGTCTTGTCATCTAACGGAGGAAAAGATTTTGGAACCTTCCTCGGAGGGTTGGGGGAGCTCGGGTATGGGTTCGCCTACAGGGTTCTTGACGCTCAATACTTCGGAGTGGCCCAAAGACGCAGACGTGTGTTCGTTGTCGGATACCTTGGAGACTGGAGACGTGCCGCAGCGGTACTTTTTGAGCGCCACAGCTTGTCAGGGAATCCTGCGCCGCGCAGACAAAAGGGGAAAAGTGCTACCGCCAGCGTTGGAACAGGCATTGAAAGCAGTATCGACTGTGGAGTAGAACTGACTGGTCCATTGTCGGCAAGGGACTACAAAGATGCGGGTACAGATGGCATGAACAAGAATTCTGCCAAGATGATTCCCGTGACCAAGGCTTGGCCTGCTGAAATCACATCATCTTTATGCGCGTCTGATGGTCCAAAAGGCGTTTCTGACCAATATGCCCATGAAGGCAAATTAATTGCAATGGCGCATGGTCAGGGTGGTGCTGAAATTGGAATAGATCGTTGCCCAACATTGACATGTGTACATGAAGCTCCAATTGCAGCTTATTTTCCAATACAACCTATTGCTTTGGCAGAAAACACCATTGGCAGACAGCCAGAAAACGGTGGCAATGGTGATGGGTTTACTGATGGCGGTCCAATGTACACGCTAAACGCTACTGGTGTGCATGGTGTGGCGCAACCTATTGCTTTTGCTTTTGATAGTCTTTCTAGCAATAGCATGAAAAGTAAAAATCCAATTAGTGGCTGTAATCAGGCAGATATTTCTAAATCTTTGGATACCTCAAGAGGTTTAGACCCCAGTTGCAATCAAGGTGGAATGGCTATTGCCCAACCAATTGCATACAACATTGCGCCAGGCAAAGGCATATTAAAAGATGATATTCACGTCACCAATGCTGATTCCACAAAAACTTTGGATGCATTTGGAAGCAATCCTGCGATGCATCAGGGTGGTGCTGCAATATTGCAACCAATCAGTTTTGACATGGCGCAGATAACTAGCAAAGTCAATGGCACAAGGGTAGAACCAGGTCTTCCTGTCAGCACTTTGGCTAAGGGCAGCCAAATGCACGTTGCCCAATCTATTTTCTTTGAACCAAGATCACCAGATGGCGTGCCAAGAATTTACCCAATGGATGGTGCAGCTCCTACGCTGAACACGATGGGCGGTGGGCAAAGAGAACCATGCGTTACTCATGCAGTTGGAACAGACTTGTACAACGGGGCAATTACAGGTGAAGTAGCCGCAACAATGACAAAAAGCATGAGTGGAACAGGAACTGGGCCTACTGCAATGCAAGCAATGGCAGTCAGAAGACTCACACCAGTCGAATGTGAACGTCTTCAGGGCTTTCCCGACAATTACACCGACATAATGCCAAAAAACAAAGCAACGCCAGATGGTCCCAGATACAAGGCTTTAGGTAACTCAATGGCTGTGCCTGTGATGGCATGGATTGGTAAACGAATACAAGAAAATGAACTGCTCAATGATAAGTAACGGAAATACATATCTAATTATGGTTAAATGATAGATCTATGAATAACAGCATGAATGCAAAAGAGAAAGCATATGTGGGCTTGGTAAAGCTCATGCCTTGCTCTGTCTGCGAGGCACCTGCACCAAGCGACGCACACCACGTCAAACAGCACAGGCAGTACACAGTTGTTGCCCTTTGCAAGTCCTGCCATCAAGGTAGCAAGATGGGTTGGCATGGTGAAAAGCGCGCTTGGGCTATTGCAAAGATGGATGAATTAGACGCCCTCAACAAAACAGTTGAAAATGTAATTAATTACATCATGCAAGAAAAATGAAAACAAATGGATTCTTAATAGGTTATTTATATTGATTCTGCAAATTACATAGAAATTATTTTTTACCAAGTCAGAAATACTTCAAATTCTTTGTTATAGTTCTTCTACCGCAACAGATAGCGGGTTTAACTTTCAAAGGAAACATCATGACAGTAGTAGCACATATCCAGACCGAAGCAACAATCGTTTCTTTGGCAAATGACATTGACGCACTTTATGTGCTCGACCAGCAAGCCAAGGCATTGGCAAAGCAAGTTGAGGCTATGAAAGATGCTATCGCCAACAAGTATGGCGAAGGCGAATTCAAGGGTGAGTTGCACTCTGTAACGGTCAAAATGGTTGCCATCAAAGGTACTGTTGACTACAAGAAATTGTGCGTCTCTTATGGCATTCAAGATGATGTACTCGACACTTTCCGCAAAGAAGGTCGCGCAGATATCCGTGTTACTCCACAAAAGTAAGGATAAAAAAATGATACGCTTTAGCAAAGAAAATTTTCTCAATGCGCTTGAGAATCAAATATCCAAAATGGAAGATATGTGGGGTTTTGTCACCACTAACGGTACAAACCAAATCAAAGACAAAACAGATTTTGATCGCGTTATGGCTTATGGCGAGTACATCTCATTGTTGGATATTTATGAGTCTGTTAGAGATAACACATTTTTAAACTAGAAGCACAACATGAAACGCGCATTTATCAAAGCATTCAATGAACTCAAGAAACTGGGTTGCCCAGTGTTCGAGCGTAGCGATTACGAAGGCCGCTTTTTGATCAGCGCTGAGGATCCAGAGTCATACAAGTGGGCTGACTACTACGCCTACGCTGATGGCCGCTGGAAGGGCGAGAACCACACAGTTTTTATCAGCCCTAAGCTGGAAGCTGTGCTCAAGAAGCATGGCCTGTACTGCGAGTGGGAAAACGCAGGTTGTTTAATTGTTTTTGAGGCTTAACATGAAAAACGTAACCATATCAAAACGCAACATCAAAGCAAAGGAGGAAACCCATGCTTAACATCACCACAAAAACTTTTCCACGCAACGTAGAAAAGAATCCTGTAATCGAGGGACCGTTCCACAAGAAGCCTTCAGAGTTTGGAGTCTTGATGGCCATCATTTTTGTGGCCGCGGTAATTGCCATCATTTTTGACCTATTTATCTGGAGGCCGTAATGAAAGAGATGAGCCAACTACAACGCCAATTACTTGGCCAAGAGCATGTCAAGCTCTTTACCCAACAAGAGTTTGACGATGCTTTGGCTATAGCCAAGGCGGAAATTATGACTGTAGCAATAGAGACAACAAAACGCGCCATCATGATTGAGCGTGAAGAGTGCGCCAAACTAGCTGACGAATGCGTGGACATCGAGAAGCTAGGTGAGGCTATCCGCAACCGTATACCAAGCCAGAGGTTCCAATGACACCTGAAGAAGAATTTAGCGCTACAGAGGCGCAAAGCGCGGTTAGACAAGAGGCTATTAAAGAGCTTGAGCGCAAACAACAAGAGCAAGTTGAAGCTGAAGCTGAAATGGTGGTAGCAGTAAACACATCAAAAATGGTGATCCAGCACCTGCGCTTAGAGCTGGCAACAATGATTGACTTAGTCAAGATGCTTTCAGATCAACTCAGGTCTTTGGAGGGTCGTAATGATTGACTTTGTTAGCACAAGGGAAGACACAAATGCTGAGATAAAGCAGTATTGTGAGCTACTCGCCGCTGTAATAGCACAAGCCTTGCGGGATTTATGTGTTAAGCCTATGGTTATAGAGCTAGAAAAGGCCAAGAATATTGACAGACATGCCGTCAAGTCACTGATCTTCTTTTTCAGCCCCAAATCGCCCTTTAAAGTCTATGCAACCATGATTGGCTTGAGTCCTAAAGAATTCACAGATGCCATGATGAACCGAAAGTATGATGGCTCCCTCAAAAATCCTTATCTGAGCTATAGCCAAATAAAGTCTATGCAAACCAGAATAAAGTGGTGGAATTCAATTCCAGAGAGCAATTTACTATGAAGATCAGACGCAAAAAGAATAGAAACCTAGACGAGGCTTATGTGGAGTACCAAAGGGCGCAAATAGCTATGGATGAGTATGACGCATACGAAAAGATAGCTTGGGCCAGCCAAAGAAACCCATTTGAGAGCTGGGATTACTATCTGCACACCCTACCTGAACGCACTGTCATAACCCAGCGCTTTGTGAATGCCCGAAAGAACTATTTCGACATGAAGGGTAAAAGAGAAACCCTATAAATTAGTCGGGCTTTGACATTTCTAATTTTCTGTTATAGTTATCACCACTGCAATGTCGCAGGTTTATAAGGAGCATAGTATGGAAACGAAAGAAGATTTAGATGTATGTATCAATGGTGCCGAGTACAACAACCGTTTGTACTTGAGCGTGTTTGGTGATGATGAGTTATGGATAAGCATGAGTGTGCCAAATGCACGCGCAAACATGACTATCAAAAAAGAACAGGCAAAAGACATGATTGCCGCGCTCATTCGACTAGTTGACCACTTGGAAGAATAATGAAGTACACACTAGAATTTGAAGAAAAGGATGAAGCATTAAGAGCTTTATTGGCTCAAGATGCTTGGAACTCTCTTTGGGAGATCAATCAATACATTAGGTCACACATCAAGCATGATGTACCTGCTGATCAGACAATTGCATGTATCAAAGATGAGCTTCAGCATATTCTGAAATACATAGATTAAAAAAAAACAGGGCTTTGTAAGCCCTGTTCTCATATGAAGCGTTTATAGAGTTTTACTCTACTTCTTCTTCATCTTCTTCGTCTTCTTCGTCGAAGTCATAGTCTTCATCTTCGTCTTCTTCTTCGTTGATGAAAATTTCATAATCTGCCTCCCAGCCATTTTCGTCTTGCAACTCAATGAACTCTTGCAGGATAGAAACTTTCTCAAAATTGGAAGTCTCGATGATTACTTTGTCATCGCTAAACAAGCCACCTAAACTGATTTCTACACGATACATTTTTAACTCCTAAACAGTGATGATTTTTCCTCTGAACTCAACCTGATTGTCTCCCCAGACATGAACCAACTCAGGCCAGAGTAGTTTGCCATCGAAAAATGTCAAAATTGCGAAACCTGATCGGTGGTTGACTGGGTTGTCTTCGCCGTAAGCCATTTGTGGGCCATACGGCTCTGCAAGTGTACCTGTATCTACACCAAATCGGTTGCCGCTATAGTCAGAGTAAGGCGTTACTTTTAAACTATGAAGATGACCTGTAACTATAGTTTTACCTGCGCCAACAGTATTGTTGTGCGTGGCATGGATTCCACCCTTGTATCTGTGCTTAATAACCACATCGGGGGTAGGCCAACAGGTCATACAAAATTCCCAATTTGGGAAATGGTCTTCCAATTTGAACCCATAGGTTTGTGCAAACTGTGGCGCATTGGCCGCTAAACGGGCGTTAAACCGCGCATCATGGTTTCCCCATGTATAGACTAGTCTGACATTGTGACGGGCTTCCTTGGCGGTTTCCTCGATCTCCCCAAGGGCGGCTTGGCAGGCTTTTAGTTCCTCAATCAATGTAGGTTCTTTGGGGCCGATGCCTGCTGGAGGGTGGCGTGAAATGGTGGCGCCATCAAGCGCATCCCCATTATTTATGACGGCAACAGGTTTGAGTTCTTTAATCGCCCACAAAAGACCTTCAAATGCTGTGGTGCGGATGCCAGGCCAGAAGTGCGCATCACTAAAAACTATAACTGTGCCGTTTAATATACCTAGTTGTTTGCGCTCATAGGCTGATTGTGGTCTTTCAGGTCTGCCATGAGCATTCTTGGCTTCTAATAACAGACCATATTTTGTCTCTAAATTGGCTCTACGCCTCTGAAGGGTTCTTATATTACCCCCTATCAATTTATGTATAGCGGTGGCAGATTGATGTGTTTTCCACAACTCAATAAACTCAGCATCAGAAATATTGGGGGTTGTCATCACTACTCCAGTTTTAATCGCCAGTAACTTGTGTTTTTTGCCATCCAAGGCTTAGTTGGATTAAACATTTTGAAACCACACGAGATGAGAGAATTTGCAGAGGCTGGGTTATCGTAAGTACTTGTTATTACCCAGTTCATTTTGAGAGCTTTTGCTTGTCGGATGCGCACCCGAATAAACTTTTTCTGTAAGCCTTGTCCACGAAAATCAGGTACAACGCCACAGCGTACAAGATAACCGCAATCAGACCAGCGAGAAGAATAAACAAGACCTGCGAAGCCACAATCCACCCCATTCTCAGTAGCAATCCACCAATATCCATTAGTTGTGTCATAAGGTTTATCAAATGGTAGGCATTTCTTTTGAAGTACCGACAATCTCGCCTGAACAGAGGGATGCCTTGTGTTTACGCGACTAATCTTCATATGATTATTAGAACCCAACAATATGCTATTTTAATGACAGATACAATTGTTTTCAATACTATCTGATGTATAAACTATGTGTTATAGTAACTATCGTTAATCAATTTCTTTAACAAGGAGAAAGAAATGGTAGCGAATTTACTGAAAGTGGGCGCGGCGACAAAGAAGATTGTTCCCAAGCGTCCGCCCGCGGCGATCATGATGCCAAAGGCGTCTGAACAAAAGATGTACAAACCAAAACTCAATGACGATGAAGAGTATGCAATGAGCTACGAAGTCAAAGAGTGGATAGACAATGCACATAGTAAGCTGACTTATTATGTGAACAGGGTGCAGGCGCTAGAGGAGGAGATCAGGAGCCTGCGCCACAACAACAAAATCATGGAACAGCGCGTCATGGGGATGAGCTTTGAATAGCTTAGACAGATACGAACAGCTACAAAGCCTACTAATGGCGCATGAGAACACATCGCTTTGTTACGACAAAAGAACAAAGATGTGGCTGATAATTTTCCGCGATGGAATACAAGAGACAATGATAGTAGAGAGAAGCTTAGAGAATCTGATAAAGATTTTGCTACACTGTGATGTATAAGCGCTGAGACAATGCGCGACAAAGGACTGAAATTATGACCGACACAATTATGTTAGCAATCACTAACAAAGACAATAAACAATTAAGAAATATTGGTGACAGAGATGACAACCAATAAGAAGGGTGCTGGAAGACCACTAGGAAGCCCGAATAAGGCTACTGCGGATGCTCGGCAGGCTATAGCCTCATTTGTGGATGGAAACGCTCACAGGCTCACTGAGTGGCTTGATGCTGTAGCGAAGGGTGATCCTAATAACGATATAAAGCCTAATCCAGCGAAGGCATTTGATATGTTCCAGTCGGTGGTGGAGTATCACATTCCAAAGCTGGCGAGGATGGAGCACTCAGGTAGCGATACTAACCCTGTGGTGATTGAGCACAACATAGATATATTTGGCGAGTTGCTCAAGAACATCAAGATGAAGCGCCAGAGTGGTGAATGAGTGTTCTAGAGGAAATACTAGAGGATCCATCACTTAAGGATGAATTCAGTCGCAAGACTCCGATTGAGCAGATAGTAATCAATTGGCAGTTGAAGTGGCTGGAGTTGCAGGCGCATGATCATCAGATTGAGCCTGCGGGGGATTGGTGGAACATATGGCTGATGCTTGCGGGGCGCGGTGCTGGTAAGACGCGTGCGGCGGCGGAGACACTAGCATACTGGGCATGGAGCCAACCCAATACCAGATGGCTTGTATCAGCACCTACCAGCGGTGATGTGAAGGGTACCTGCTTTGAGGGTGACTCAGGACTTCTTAGTGTAATCCCGAAGGAGCTGATAGCGGATTACAACAAAGCGCTTCATGAGATTAGGTTGATCAATGGCTCATTCATCAAGGGGATACCTGCGAGTGAGCCAGAGCGCTTTCGCGGTCCGCAATTCCACGGCGGGTGGCTCGATGAGCTTGCGGCTTGGGAGTACCTCCAAGAGTCATGGGACATGATCCAGTTTGGTATCCGATTGGGAACACGCACTAAGCTGATCTGCTCGACTACGCCAAAGCCCAAGGATGTGGTGCTTGACTTGATCGCTCGTGAGAGTGACGATGTGGTGATCACCCGCGCCAGCACATACAGCAACATCAAAAATCTGGCGCCATCATTCCAGAAGCAGATCTTGCAGTATGAGGGAACTAAGCTCGGACGCCAAGAGATCCATGCGGAGATCATCGACCCAGAGGAGGGCGGTATCGTCAAGCGCGACTGGTTCAGGCTCTGGCCAGACGACAAGCCCTTCCCTAAGTTCGAGTACATCATCCAGTCTTATGACTGTGGATACAAAGACGGCAAAGAGAATGATCCGACTGGATGCATTACCTTGGGCGCGTTCAAGCCACTAGATGGCGGTATGTGTGTGATGGTGATTGACTGCTGGCAAGATAAGCTGACATATCCTGACCTGCGCCCCAAGATCATTGATGAGTATGAGACTGTATATGGCGAGGGAAAAGAGAAGAAGCGGGTTGATCTGTTACTGGTAGAGGACAAAGCCGCGGGCATCAGCTTGATACAAGATCTGCAAAGAGCCAACTTGCCCGTGATTGGGTACAACCCAGGTCGTGCCGACAAGACTCAGCGCCTGTCAATTGTTGCCAACATCATCCGCGCAGGTCGGGTGTGGGTACCAGAGTCAGGCGTGAGAAAGGGATTCGTGCGCGACTGGGCTGAAGGCATGGTGTCGCAGATCTGCTCATTCCCTGAGACGGCGCATGATGAGTTTGTGGATTGCATCAGCCAAGGATTGCGCTACCTGCGCGATGCAGGCTGGATATCAATTGATGCCCCACCAAGAGATGACTATGACGAAGAGGATTACATCGACGCTGAAGGATTCAACAACATCAAGAAGGGTAATCCTTATGCGATGTAAGTTATGTGTAAGTGGAATTCAATTCCACCCCATAGACTTAAAACTAAGCAAGTGGCATAATCCAGCGATCTCAACATAAGGTATTAATGTGGCAGATAATAGACCCGTCCCTATGCCGCCTGAAATAAGAGCGGAGCTTGCTAGGCTTCGTGCTCTGATGGTTCCAGATGCGGAAGCCTACAGACGGCGCGAGATAGGATCTAAGCGCATGGAGGAGGAGGCAAAGAAGATACAGCCCCTGCGTCCACTGAGCGCGGCAGATACCGATCTGGAGTACCTATCCGCGGCCAGTGGCGGTCAGGTAGACATGGACAGGATGCGCCTTGAGCTGATGAACGGCGGCGGCAAGGCTAAGTTCCTGAAGGACAGCAAGGTGAAGGAGCGTTTGTATCATGGAACAATAGCAGACATTGACAAATTTAAAATGCCCAAAAACTCCGTTGGCATATGGGCAAGCCGAAGTCCTGATGTGGCAAACGAATATGCAACGATTGCCGCTCGTGGTTCAGGCAACCCTTCCATTTATCCATTGCATGCACATTTAAAAAACCCAGCGTCTGAAAAAGAATTTGGTGACGCATGGGAAGAAGCCGCAAAAGACAGTTCTCGACTTGGATGGAATACGCATGACCAGCGTCATCGAGAAATTCTTCAAAGTAAAGGTTTTGATGGCGCTATTCTTGGAGATTCTGTGGTTGTCTTTAATCCAAAGCAATTAAAGTCAGCCATTGGTAACCGCGAAACCTATAACACCAAAGACCCAGACATCACCAAAGCCAACGGTGGCTCCATCAACAAAGCCAAGTTTCTGAAGGACAGCAAGGTCAAAGACGTTCTGTATCACGGCACAAGCAATGACATCACTCAATTTGACACCAATAGAGGTAAAGGTCTTATGCTTGGTGCTGGAGCATATTTCACGCCAAATGTAAAAAAAGCTGAAAGCTATGCAGGGGACACTAAGGGTCACAATGCCACCATAATGCCTGTGCATGTTTCACTTAAAAATCCAGTAGAAACAAGTATATTTGATCAAAAATATATGGGTTCTATATCCGACAAAGAAAATGCCAAACTTCGCGCCAAAGGGCATGATGGCATCATTCTTAGAAATTCTGATGGAAACATAGCTGAGGTTGTGGTCTTTCACCCTCATCAGATTAAGTCAGCTACTGGCAACCGTGGCACATACGACACAAATAACCCAGACATTACTAAGAAGAATGGTGGACTAGCCCACATGAACAAGGGCGGTAGCACAAACGAGAAATACCCATCCATCCAAGAAATGATCCAGCGATTAAAAGAGGAAGGAAGAACGCCGATTGTTCCCGTGCCTAATCGCTGGTTTGCCGATCCAGTAAAGCACCCGCATCAACAGAAGATGATCGAGCGCATTCTTGCAAAGACTGGACATGGGCGTGAAGGCTTTCCTTCTGGTGCCTATATCAATCCGCAGACTGGCGAGCCGATGGACTTTGACATCATGAACGACTTAGGTGTTGTTATTGATCCCAACACAGGTAGACCCATGATGTCTGGCATCAAGTCTGACCTGAGACAGATTGATCCAAAGTACGGCTCAATCACCAAGAGCAACTTGGTGCGCAAGGGCTTGTTCAAGCATGAAGGCGGCGATGAGTTGCTCAAGAACTTGGCATTCCTTGCAACCATTGAGAAAAGCGGCAAGGGACATCACTACGGACTGTCAACGCAATATGCATCACCTGCTGAGCTTGTAAACACAATGACTGGTCAGAATCCAACACTTAGGCCACACAGCCGCGGGGACATATTTGGTGTTGGTGATGAGGTTGGCCGCATATCCATCCAAGGCAAACACCATCCCGTGTACGAGAAGTTGTTGGTTGCACCTGCTGGCTCTGATGTGCAGGGCAAGAAGCTACACAAAGCCAAGGGTGGCAAAGTCACCCACGCCCATCACCTTGAAATAGAAGAGCGTCCACTATGAAACACTTAGTCGGAAAAGGTAAGCCATTCCATTCTGCTGTGGATAAGACTGCGGCGCTGTTAAAGCGCAAGGTAGGCACTGGCGCTGAGTTCATGAAAGAACTACAGGGCTTGGGTGGAATCAAGCAAGCAGAGATTGACGAGCGTGGCTTGAGTGAGCTGATGGGCGCTCCCAAGATGACGCATGAGCAGTTTATGAAAGCGCTATCGGCTAAGCCTGCGCCAGCGATACGTGAGAAGGTGTTAGGTGAAAAACCAGAGCCGCCAAGCAAAGAAGTGCTTCGCAGAAATGCAAACGATTTGATTAGAGTGCGCGCCAGAGAATACGCTAGTGAAGGATCTGATACATCGGCAGAGTACCGAGCCTTAGCGGCAGAAGAAATGCAAAGGTTGCGCTCTAATCACATGGATCAGGCTTTGCGCCTTGCAGAAGAACATGCAACCAAAAACCCAAGTTCAACGTATCACGAAGCTTACACGTTGCCCAGTGGTGAGAACTACCGTGAGATGCTGATCAAAGCACCCAAAGTTGAAACACAGTTTGGCGATGAGAACCCATACTTCAATGGCGTATATAGCCATTTTGGTGGAGAGCCTGCCATCCTAGCCAGCATGCGCTTGAAGGATCGCACTGGCCCCAACGGTGAGAAGCTATTGCACCTAGAAGAGTTGCAGTCAGACTGGCATCAGCAAGGGCGTGAGAAGGGATACAAAGTACGCGACCCACTTGCAGAAGAATATAAAAAATTAGAACAAAAAATGTTTAGCGGTCAAATGAGTTATACGCCAGCAGAAGAAAAAAGATTTTATGACTTGCAAGAACAAGGATATGACGACAAGCCTGTAACTGGAGTTCCTGACGCCCCATTCAAAAAGAACTGGGAAGAGATGGCGTTGAAGCGCCTGATCCACCACGCCGCGGAGAAGGGCTATCACGGCATTGTGGTGACGCCAGGCGCTGAGCAGGCAAACCGTTACAACTTGGCCAACCATATCGACAGCCTTCACTTCTCCAGAAATAGTGATGGAACAGTTGACATTAACGCAGTCAAAGATAGAAATACTGTGGTTGACAAAACTATGCAAACGCCAGAACAAATTGAAAGCATGGTTGGCAAAGATCTTGCACAGAAGATATTTAATACAAAGACCAGTTTTGGATCATTAGAAGGACTTGACCTCCAAGTCGGCGGCGAAGGCATGAAGGGCTTCTACGACAAGAAGGTGCCCAACATTCTGAACGCTATCGGCAAGAAGTATGGCGTGAAGGCGCAGTTGGGTGGTCACAAAATTCAAACTGGAACAGAATATGTGCGCAATGCCCAAGGCGATATCACGCACATGGAAGTTCCAAAGTACGCTCAACTGCATCACTTCCCCATCACAGAACAGATGCGTAAAGATGTGTTAACTAATGGATTACCTTTATATCAAAAGGGTGGCATCATCCACAAAGCCCAAGGAGGCGCGGTGAAGACATTTGACTATGAAAACCCACAACACACAATGAGTGTTGCTGTACATTTATCTCGGCACCCAGAGTTTAAAAAGGCATCATCGCCTGCTGTAGACATCAAAAACATTCTGCATGAGATGCTATCCAAGGGTGACTATAGATTTTTGGAAGACCCAAGGACACAAGAAGCGCTACATAAAGCGGGGCATGACAGCTACTTTGTGCAGGAGAAGACTGGCAAGGTTAGCTATCCGATCAAGCATGTGGTTAAAAAAGCATTTGGCGGATCCATCAATGAGATGAAAGCGGAGATGATGGGGCGCAAGCCAGTAAGTTTGAATGACTTGAGCCAGATTGGTGCTAATGAAGCCCCAGACATGAATGTCAAGGCATATGTTCCCCCAACAAATGAAGAGAAGTTGCCTGTTGGTGGTGTATCCACGCATGAAGGCGCTCTCCCAATTGGTGGTGTGGATATGAACACGCAACAGCAAGGACAGCAGTTGGTGCCACAAAGCTTAGCGCCACAACAACCTCCACAGGGTCAGCAAGGTGGTTTGCCCCCACAAGGACAGCAAGGAGCAAGTGCAGGAGCATCTAGCCCTGCACAGCAGAGCAACATCTTGCAGATGACTCCACAAGGTCAAGCATTGAGCGCATTGAAACCTGTGCAACAGCAACAACAGCCTATGCCACAGATGGCTGATGGTGGACTTGCACATTTAAAAGATGGCGATCAACCGCCTAAAAAGAAACCTACAGTAGCTGAACAAAAGCAAGCAATTTTTGCTAAAGCACAAGAAGGTTTGATGAAACCATCGGAAGCATTGGGCAAGCATGAGGGCAAGTACATGCACATTACTGAGGCGGATCGCGCTAAAGTTGAAAAACGCAAGCATGGAATGCGTGGTGGTGTTGGTTTTTCTCAAATTGGATTGGAAGATCCTAATTATGCTGGCAGAGTTTGGGGAGTTGGTAAATCAAGCACAGCAATTAAATTGCTAAACCGCCAAAAGCGCGGGCTATCCCCAGAAGATAAATCTGTGTTTACAACATTCATAGGCACACCAGAGATGCATACATCTAACCAGCTGGTGTTTAACAGAATGTGGAATAAGTTTCAGGAAGCGCGTAAAGCTGGTTTACTTAGTCCAGAGCAAGAAGCCGAAATGCTAGACATCATGCGCTCGGCAATGACAAAAGAAACAAAGAAAAATCCTAGCAAACCTGTGTTTGATCCGAATGTAAATTTTGACAACACACATCATATGTTTGATACATTTGAAAGAAGGCGCATTTTGTCTGACTTGATGTCTGGCAAAAAAATAGGTGGAAAAAAAGCGCAAATATTTGATGCTACAAAAATGATTGAGGACACAACCGATCCAAGATTACTTCACGCGCCAAGTCTTTCGGTTGGACCGCATGTATTTTCTTTCAGCGGGAAAACATCATATGAGCCTGAGTTGAATAAAGCTTTCCCGTTTATGCTTCATGGCGAAACAAGCCCAGAGGCTTTTCAACAATTACCATTCACAGAAGCGGCGCCAGAGTTTACTGAAGAAATTAGAAAAACTAAGGGCAGAGAGCCTGGCTACATGGACATCGTTCGAAAAATACCGCGTCAGTTTATATCTGAAGAATATCTAACTGGCTTGCAGAAAAAAGGTAAAAAGAAGGGTGGCAAAGTAAGCATGGATGTCATGACACTAGAGCTAACCCGTAAATCAAAGAAGGCTAAATAATGGATGAAGATCAAGAAAACATGTTGCCTGAAGAGCAAGAAGACGGTAGTGCTATCGTCGATATAGACAACATAGATACTGAAGAACAGCCTGATGGCAGTGCGATTGTGACCATTGAGGAAGATGGCCCTGAGTACAACCCAGACTTTTATGCAAACATTGCGGAGTCACACGACCGCTTTGATTTATCAACATTGGCGATGCGCTATATCGACCTTCTCAAGAAGGACAAGAGCGCTCGTGAACAGAGGGATAAGCAGTATGAAGAGGGTATTAAGCGCACTGGTATGGGTAATGACGCGCCTGGAGGCGCCACTTTTATGGGCGCTTCTAAGGTTGTACATCCAGCAATGGCAGAGGGATGTGTGGATTTTGCGGCAAGAGCGATCAAAGAGATGTTCCCTCCAGATGGCCCAGTCCGAACTAAAGTCTTGGGGAAGATGGATGAGATCAAAGCTGATCGTGCGGAACGAAAGCGTGACTATCTTAATTGGCAGATTACTGAGCAGATTGAAGAATTCCGCGATGAGCAAGAGCAGTTACTGACTCAGCTACCACTGGGTGGATCGCAATACTTCAAACTATGGTTTGATGAGGAGAAGAAGCGTCCATGTGTGGAGTTCTTGCCTATTGATCGTGTGATTTTGCCCTTTGCGGCGACAAACTTTTACACCGCACAGCGCGCCGCGGAGGTGCATGAGATAACGCATTGGGAGTTCAATCGTCGCATACAAAGTGGCATGTACCGCGATATAGATTATGTAAAGGCTACAGCCGAGATTGATCCAAACAAAGTACAAAAAGCTAATAACAAGATTGAGGGTAAGCAGTACGAAGACAATGAAGACGGTCTGCGCAAGGTTTACCATGTTTATACCTATCTTGAGCTGGAAGATGACAAGTATTCCAAAGGCAAGATGGCGCCTTACATTCTAATGATTGATGAGCTTGACCAAGAAGTTGTTGGCTTATACAGAAATTGGGAAGAGCAAGATGAAACGATGACCAAGTTAGATTGGATTGTCGAGTTCAAGTTTATCCCTTGGAGGGGCGCATATGCGATTGGACTGCCTCATCTTATTGGTGGTTTGTCTGCCGCTCTCACTGGTGCTTTGCGCGCACTTATGGATTCGGCTCACATAAACAATGCCGCAACTATGCTCAAGCTCAAGGGAGCAAAGATAAGCGGACAGAGTCAGCAGGTAGAGGTAACTCAGATTGTAGAGATTGAGGGCGCGCCAGGCGTGCAAGACATCCGCCAAATCGCTATGCCCATGCCTTTCAATCCGCCTTCACAGGTTCTTTTCCAGCTTCTAGGATGGCTAGATCAAGCCGCTAAAGGGGTTGTAAGCACAAGTGAAGAGAAGATAGCGGACATCAACTCTCAGGCTCCTGTAGGTACTACACAAGCTTTAATTGAGCAAGGCGCGGCGGTGTTCTCCGCTATTCATGCTCGACTGCACGAGAGTCAAGCGCGTGTGCTCAAGATCTTGTGTCGCTTGAACCGCTGGCACTTTGACGAGATGCGCAAAGCGGACATTGTTACTGACTTAGACATCAACCGCGAAGACTTTGCAAAGAACACGGATGTGGTGCCAGTCTCTGATCCGCACATCTTCTCTGAGACTCAGCGTATGGCTCAGATGCAAGCGGTGTTATCACTTGCAGAAAAGCATCCTGATCAGTTCAACATGAATGCCGTATTGAGCCGTTCTTTGAAGCAGATGAAGGTGCCAAACATCAATGAGCTGATGAAGGATGTACCTGCACCAGAACAACGCACATCTGCGGATGAGAATGCGGCTATGTTGCTGGGTCAGCCATCTTATGCATACATCCAACAAGATCACATTGCGCATATACAAGATCACCTGCAATTTGCACTGAATCCATTCCTTGGACAGTCTCCATTTGCAGATCCGCAATACCTCAACCATTTAATTGAGCATCTGAAACAACACATGACCCTGTGGTATCTGAATAGATCCAATGGATATGTTGCACATTCCCGCGGTGGAAAACCTGTTGATAACTATGATGATCCTAAGTTGACGGCAACGATAGATCAGTTGTACACGATTACGGGTGCGCATGTAATCATGGATGTACAGCAAGTATTCCAAGAGTTTGCTCAACCATTCCAACAGTTGATACAGATGGCTCAACAGCGCTCTGCATCGCCTCCACCCTTACCACCTGATGCACAAGTGGTTAAGGATACCAATATGGCTGAGACACAGCGCAAGACGCAAAAAGACCAAGCTGATATGCAATATGACCAAGCAAAGTTGCAGTTTGAGTTGCAAAAAGCGCAAATGGAGAATCAGACAAAGATTGATATTGAGAATTCAAAGTTGACGCATCAGACTATCCAACACGCAAATGAGTTACAGGCATCCGTGCCACCACCACCGCAAGTACCGCCAGAAGTGGCGGGAAGCGCAAACCCACCTGCGCAAGCAGAACCACCTCAACCACAAGGAAATGAAAATGGCAACATCTGATCAAGAACAAAAAGGCATTAACGTGCCACAACACAAACGTCTAGCTCAAGGCGCACCTATCAATGGCCAGACCATGAAAGATAGTGGCGCTAAAGCCAAAGGCGGCTTGGCTCACGCTAAGAAAAAATGATAGCTGTATTGATCGGAAGGATCAAACAACGCCAAATAGAGATAGGTGTATCCCTAGCCACAGGTAATGCGACTACATGGGAGACATATCAAAGGATGGCTGGTGAGCATCAAGGACTGCAATATGTCCTAGATGCCATCAATGGAATGTTAGAAGACGAAGAAAACAAAGAATAAGTCCCCCTAAAGGACTGAGGCCGCGCTGAAAAGCGCTTTAACGATGCACCTGAAACTATGGTGTTTTTTAGGAGTTAGTATGAGTGAGAAAGAGAAAATCCCTACGATAGAAGGGAAGGCGGGGGTGTCTGATCCAGCTGAGCTGGCTTGGGCATTTCCAGATGTAAACGCAGGTCAGGCACCTCTTGGTGGACGGGTAATTGTTCAATTACGCCGAATCAAGAAGAAAGCTGGCGTCATTATCATTGTCGATGAGACAAAAGAGAATGAAAAATGGAACAACATGATCGGTAAGGTCGTGGCTATTGGTCCTTTAGCGTATAAAAACAGAGACACGATGGAGTCTTGGCCAGAGGGCGCTTGGGCGCAGATTGGCGATTTTGTCCGCGTCCCACGCTGGGGCGGTGACCGTTGGGAGCGACATGTTCCCAATGAAGAATCTAACGAAGATCCCGTGTTATTTATGACGATTAATGATCATGAAGTGATTGCAAAAATCACAGATGACCCTTTGTCGTTCAAAGCTTACGTGTAAAAAGGACAAGCAATGGCAACCGATACAAAAGAAGAATTGGAATTGAGCGTACAGGAAGAAAAAGACGGCTCTGCGGTCGTTGATTTACCTGAAACTATGCTTAGTGACGATGTAAATGAACAAAATACAGAAAAAATTAGTGATGGTGATGTTGATACCGAGGATTTAGACCATCCAGATGATGATCAAGAGCTTCGGGAGGCAAAACGCAACCGTCGCAAGGCTAAAAGACAAGCTGTTCGGGCTACAAGTCGAGAAAAAGACCTGCGCTTACAGCAGTTACAGCGTGAAAATGAGGAATTTAAGCGTCGTTTATCTAATGTAGAGCGCGAAACTAAGCAAAGTCAGATTTCCCGCATTGATAAGAACATTGAGGACAACCAAGTTCGCTTGGAATATGCCAAGATGAAGTTAAAAGAGGCGGCTGAGAACAGTGATGGCGAAGCAATGGTGGAAGCGCAGACTCTTTGGCGCCAAGCTGAAGATCAGTTGGCGCATTTACAAGGAATTAAACAACGCGCATCACATGACTTTGACAACTCCCCATCTGACGCGCCTGATCCAGTAATTCAGCGCAATGCCGCAGATTGGGTACGTCGCAATCCTTGGTACAACCCAGAAGGAAATGACAGCGACAGCCGAGTAGCCAAAAAAGTAGATGAGTTGTTAGCGACTGAAGGATGGAATGCATCTGATCCTGATTATTGGGACGAGTTAGATAGTCGCTTGCAAAAATCATTGCCACACCGTTATAATGTCAACACAAACGAAAGTTCTGTAGTTAGAAAACCGAGGAACGTAGTTGGTAGTTCAGGACGTGAAGCGTCGGCGGCATATGGCGGTAATAACCGATCTAGTTTTGTGCTCTCACCTGAAAGGGTAAAAGCAATGAAAGAGGTTGGTGCTTGGGATAACCCAGACCGTAAGAAAAAAATGATCGCCGAGTTCGTAAAGTACGACCGCATGAATGCCAATTAACTAATACATGGAGTTTCAAATGACAGAATCACGTTTAAAAAAATCTCTCAAAGCTGGTGGACGCGAGGATCGCGCAAGTGAGGACGCTACCCGCTCAGCTCCTGAGACAAAGTTCATTTCTGCGCAAGAACGTAAAAAGATGTGGAGCGAGGAGTGGACGCAATCAGCATTGCCAAAACTGCCCAGTATTGATGGGTGGCATCCTTGCTGGCTTTCGACAACTAACAGTTACGATTCAATCGATAAGAGGATTCGTCTAGGGTACGTTCCAGTGAAAGCTGATGAGTTACCAGGCTATGAGGACTATCGGGTTAAATCGGGTGAACATGTTGGGTATATTTCTTGTAATGAGATGTTGTTATTTAAGTTGCCAATGGATATTTTCCAAGAGTACATGATGGAAATGCACCATGATCGTCCTCGTGATGAAGCGGACAAAGTTCGTGTTCAGCTTGAAAGTCTCCAAGGACAGCGCGATAGCAACGGAAAATCACTTGTAAATGTTGAAGGCGAAGGTATTGGCTCTCTTGATCAGCAACCAAGCAAAGTCCCAGTCTTTTCTGGGTAATCTTTAACTAAGGAGTATTTTATGAGTTCAACCTCTGCTCCGTTTGGCTTGCGCCCTGCGTTCCACCCTTCTGGTTTGGATCGCGCACAGGCGTTAGCTGGCGGTATCGTATCTGGCTACGGCACAGATATTCTCAAAGGCGCACCCGTGCGCTACAACAGTACTGCTGGTACATCCGTTGCCGCAGGCACCATCACTAATGCGGCCGCAAGCGGCGCATGGTCTGGCGCTTTTGCTGGCGTTGAGTGGACTGACACTACTGGTCGTCGTCGCATAAGTAACTACTGGCCTGCCAGCACTACTTACCAAACTGGTTCATGCGTTGCTTATTTCTACAACGACCAAAACATCGTTTATGAAATCCAAACTGATGCAACTATCGCTCAGACATCGCTTGGCGGCGAATACAACTTCAGCGCAACTACTGGTTTTACCGTTACTTCTGGCTCTACCACTACTGGCTTGTCTTCGACTTGCTTGGGCGTGTCTACTGCCGTTGCTGATGGTTCTCAAGGTTCAATGCGCGTTGTTGACATTGCTCCCTATGTGGACAATGCGTGGGGTGATTCCTACGTTATTGTTCGTGTCGTTAACGCACGTTCACAATACTTCGGTAGCGTGACCGCAATCGTTTAATATAAGGAGCTAAATCATGGCCGCACCAATGCGCAGTACGGACTTTAGATCAATCGTTGAACCAATTCTCAACGAGTGTTTTGACGGAGTCTATGACCAACGAGCCGACGAGTGGAGCCGAGTGTTCCGCGAAGAAGACGGCATTCCACGTAACTACCACGAAGAGCCTGTCCTTTATGGATTTGGCGCCGCTCCACAATTGCTGACGGTACTCCAGTTACCTATCAGCAAGGTGGCGTACTCTTCTTGAAGCGCTATGTATACAAAGTGTATGGCTTGGCCTTCGCTTTGACCAAAGTGCTTGTTGAAGACGGCGATCACATCCGTATCGGTCAAGTTTATGCACGTCACTTGGCACAATCTTTGGTCGAAACCAAAGAATTGTTGTCTGCTAACGTGTTAAACACCGCTTTCAACTCCAGCTATGTTGGTGGCGACGGCGTATCTTTGATCAACACCGCACACCCAATCGTGAACGGTACATTCTCTAACCAGTTGGCTACCGCCGCTGTGTTGTCACAGACATCTTTAGAGCAAATGTTGATCCAGATTCGTCAAGCTGTTGACAACAACGGCAAGAAGATTCGTTTGGTTCCACGTCAATTGATCGTGGCGCCAGGCAACATCTTCCAAGCCGAAGTGTTGTTGAAGTCTGTTCTCCGTACAGGCAACGCTAACAACGACATCAACCCCGTCAAGTCTATTGGCTTGTTGGATGAGGGCGCCGTAATTCTGTCTCGTTTGACTTCATCTACCGCATGGTGGGTGCAGACTGACGCTCCAGAAGGCTTCAAGTTGTTGATGCGCCGCCGTCTTGAGAAGACTATGGAAGGTGACTTCGAGACTGACTCTATGCGCTACAAAGCGACAGAGCGTTACGATGTTGGCTTTACAGACCCACGTTGTGCTTACGGCACACCTGGCGCCTAAAACCAATCGGGGGGTGGAATTGAATTCCACTCCTCTTTTTTAAATTCTGAGTGGTTCAAGCCACAGGGAGAAAAAAATGCCTCAATTTTCGGACGACCTATTCTTAGGTCCAGCCCAGACCTACATGGGTACTGGTCAAACTCAAACAGAAGCAGTTGTAACTGGCTCTGTTTCCTCAACAACTATGACTGTGACATCAGTTCTTTCTGGTGATCCTTTAGTTCTTGGCCAATATGTAAGTGGTACTGGCGTAACTGCTGGCTCTTACATTACAGCCTTTGGTACTGGTAATGGTGGAGTTGGCACATACACATTAAGTGCTTCTTCGTCTTCTACTGGTTCTATCACAATTACCGCATCTGGAGATGGTAATTTAAATGATCCATCTCTAATGGATTTAGGCGTTGGCCCATTGGGTCGCGTTTTTATTTGGGATTTTGTTCCACAAACTTTGCAAGCCGCAAACATTGCCGCATCGCAAACCCCTGCCGCCGCAGGTAACTTAACATTGACCGCAGGTACATCTGCCAAGTCTTTGGTTCGTACTGACGGTACAACTGTGATTCAATTGAATACTCCTCGTGCATTGCAAGTTGTTACAAGCACAGCCGCCGCTACAACTTTGGCTGGTGTTGCAATTGCTAACACATCTGGTGGTATTACCTTTACCTCGCAAGCAGGTTTGGTAACTGGTCAGCGTTTGACTATCTCTGGTACTTTAGGTGGTACAGGTAGCATCACTGGTTACACCACCCCAACGACCTACATCCTGACCGCTGTGACAGCTACTTCTGCAACCCTGACTACTACAGCAGGCGCGGCAGTTGTGACCACCGCAGGTACGCCTACAGGCTTGACCTACACTTTGGGCGTTGCTCCTCAGACCGTGACTGTTTCTGGCTACGATTACTACGGCCAGGCAATGACTGAAGCAATTACTTCTAGCGCTTCTATAAGCACTGCTGTTAATGGCAAGAAGGCGTTTTATCAGATCTCTTCAATTGCTGTTGGTGGTGCTACAGGTACAGCAGTGACCGTTGGTACAACTGATATTTTTGGTTTACCAGTTCGCTGTTTTGATGCTGGATATGTTGTCAAAGTTGGTTGGAACAATACCTTGTTGCAAAACGCAGGTACATTTGTTGTCGCTGATATGACCAATCCTGCAACATCTACTACTGGTGATGTGCGTGGAACTTTTACGCCCACATCAGCATCTGATGGTGTAAAGCGTTTGGTGATGACTATTGCAGTCCCAGCAATTGCTGTTGGCCCCAATGCTACCCGCACTGGTGCTCTTGGTGTTACTCAAGCCTAATCAGGAGGACTAGATGTCTGAATTCAAACCAATGGTCAAAATGATGACCGACGAGCCTTCAGTTATTCTGAAACTCAAAAAAGGCGGCAAAGTCAAGCATGACATGCATGAAGAGCATCATGGTCACAAAGCCATGAACGCTCCTCACCATGAAAAAGCTGAGCATGGCAAAGCTCCTAAGAAGCCTTCAATCGCTGAGCGCCGTAAAGCTATGAATCCTAACTTCATGAAGAAGGGTGGACACATGGCGCACAAGGACATGGGTGGCGCTATGCCAATGCCTGCACCTCAAGCGCCTATGGGCGGTGGAATGCCTGCAATGCCTGCACCAATGAGCCGTCCTAAAGTAATGGCTATGTCACCACAGCAAAGCATGGCTCGCCGTGCAATGTTGAAGAAGGCTATTACTGGCATGAAAAAAGGTGGCGGCATGGAAGCGCACATCGAGAAGTTGGAGAAAGAACTCCATCATCACGAGAATATGCCTATGGGCAAGGCGCACAAGATGCACCACAAGGCTGATGGCGGTGCAATTGACAATGTCATGACCAAAACCACCATCAAAGGCAATGTTAAGAAATTTGAAAACACCAAGATGAATAATGGTCAACATCATGACAAAAATCATGACACTGGTGCAATCAAAGAAAGCAATGCTGGTGGTTATAAGCATGGTGGACATGCTCACAAAATGCATCACAAATCAACTGGTGGCGATATTCCTGCTGATACTCACAAAAATAAAAACGTGGGCAAAAGCAAGATGCATGGCACCATTGAAGACAATGAGCATGACTATTTGAACACTGAAATGCACAGCGCTAAGCGTGACAAAGCGCACGGCACTGGCGGCATCAAAGAGAAAAACTTTGGTGGCTACAAGATGGGTGGCAATGTAAATTGGGAAAACCGTCCTGCTAACACTTCCAAGGATAACAAATCTAATCGCACTACTGGTGGCGTTAAAGAAGCCAACGGCGGCGGCTACAAGATGGGTGGTTCCACAAAAAAAGCCTACGCCACGGGCGGTAATGTAATTGACGATGGCAAGGCAGTAAAAATGCCAAAGCACTTCGTCAGCCGTCCCGTGGCAAACAGCCTGCAATCTGGCACCTTTGCTAAGGGTGGCAAGGTTGACTTTTATAGTGACCTTGCAAAGAAGTTACAAAAGAATCCTGAGAAGCCAAATTTACGTCTTATCAAAACCCATACTGGCCCAAAAGGCCACGTGGCAAAGGTTTACAAAGACCGTGACTATGGCGAATACAGGACTAAGTTCTACTCACCTGAAGGCAAGCATTTAACTGAAGGTGATTCCCATACGGATGATTCTGAAGATGCTCACATGACAGCGATGCATGAAGTAAACAAAGGTTACGCCAAGGGTGGCAAAACTAAAAAGTGCTAAACAAGGTCGGGGGGCTTCGGCCCCCACTTCTTTAAGGAAAAAACATGGGAACTTATTCTTCTGCGACCCGTCAAGGCGCATTTGAGCCATTTGACTTGCAAGTCAGCCGTGGCCAAGTAGACGGCCACACATACTTATTTCAGTTTGGCCAAGCGGCTACTGTTACCACCAACCAATCTGTTTGGGCTAATACTGGCGTTTACGCATTCCCTGCGGCGGCGACAGTGATGAAAATTTCAAGCGCTAGTGCAAACGACACTGCCGCTGGTACTGGCGCACGCACAGTATTTATATCTGGATTGGATGCTAGTTACAACCCAATCTCTGAAACAGTCTCTTTGAGTGGCCAAACAGCCGTCAATACGACTAACAGTTACTTGCGTATCAATGACTTCTATGTGTTGACTTGTGGCAGTGGAAACACCGCCGCTGGCATCATTTACGCTGGTACAGGCGCAGTGACGACAGGTGTACCTGCAACCATCTACTCATTGATGCCAGTTGCTTACAACGCTCAGACACAAGCGATCTACACAGTACCTGCTGGGTACACCGCTTACATCACAAGCTACACATTCACATCCAACAACACAACGGCTAACACCATTTGTTCTGGATTCTTGTATGTCTACTTGTATGGAAACAACTTCCCAACGATTGAAGCGTCTGCTCGTTTTAATGCTGGCGGTATTTTTGATAGGCACTTTGACTGCCCATTGAAGTTCGCAGAGAAGACAGACCTTGATATGCACGTCTCTGCTGGTGCTACTGGCCAAATGACTGGCGAGATGCACATTGTGTTAGTTAAGAACCCTGATTAAGGACGTATATGCCATTGATCAAATCAAAGTCTGACAAAGCTTTCAAGTCAAACATCAAAGCTGAGATTCACGCAGGCAAGCCCCAGCGTCAGGCGGTGGCAATTGCATATGCTGTAAAGCGCTCTGCAAAGAAGGCTAGTGGCGGAAGCATGTCTAGCAATCCTCATGATTATGACAGTGATGTAGACTTTTACGCCGCACAAAATCGCAATAAGTACAACGCAAAGTACCCTAAAGCTACTGTGCGGAGTGCTACACCCACCGAGCATGACATTGAATCTGATTTTATGAATCCAGCAGAGCGCAGACTTCGTGCAGAACAATCTCGGATGGCAAAACAAAAGCCAATGAGCCAAGAAGAAAGAACAAACTTCTTAAAAGGCGTGCGCGAAGGCATGGAGAAAATGCATCAGAAAAAAGCCAAAGGCGGCAAAGTTAAACACCACAACTGGTAAGGAATTAATTTATGGCAATCAATGCACAAGCACAAGCGGCGGCTCAAGCGGCGGCTCAAGCAAAGGCTCAAGCGGCGGCTCAAGCCCTAGCAAAAAAACAGGCAGATGAAAAAGCAAAAGCTGATGCTTTGGCAAAACAACAACAACTAAAACAACAAGAACTAGCGCGTCAGCAGTTGTTAAAAGAACAGCAAGCACAAGCCAAAGCGGAGGCAGATGCTAAAGCCAGAGCGGCGGCTCAAGCAAAGGCTCAAGCGGCGGCAGATGCTAAAGCTAAAGCGGCGGCAGATGCGGCGGCGTATAAGCTTGCACAACAACAAGCACCTATTAAGCGTCAACAGGATAAATATCTTATTGACTATGCACGCTCTGTTAATCCAAATACAAATTTAAATTTTGATGATTTTTTGCGATATCAACAGTATGCAGATTTGCAAGCAAAGACACCGATATCCGCTGGTCAAGTAAGTTTTTCAGATTATTTAAATGGGGTAAGAAATCCCGCTGATCCTCCTCAAAAACTTACTGCAACGGCAAATCAAAATTTGGAGAGTGATTTTTTTAATAAATACAATCCAACACAGCAAAAACAATATTTAATGCAAGCTTCGAAAGATCCTAAGATTAGTTCTTTATATAACAATCCATATGATAGAAGTTTAAGAAGTAGTCCAAATTTCAGTTATAACAATCCTAACTTTGATATTGGCATTCCGACAACTTCTGGTCCCCAATACGGCGGTGGCACTCCTCCAGAATATGCTACAAAAACTCTTCCAGATGCTACAAAAACTCTTCCGACTTACAAAAGGGGTGGCAAGATCAAAGCCATGCCAATCAAAAAATCGCAAAAGAGCGAAGGCAAAATTGATCTAAATAATTGCAAGGTTTCTACTGCATCCAAAGGCAAGCGCAACAATAACTGGTAATTTATATGTCAAAAAATGGACTTTATGCCAACATTCATGCAAAACAGTTAAGGATAGCGCATGGTTCTGGTGAGCATATGCGTAAAGCTGGAAGCAAAGGCGCGCCGACTGCACAAGCTTTTAAGGATTCAGCTAAAACTGCAAAGATGAAAAAAGGCGGCGTATCGCTTGCAATTGGCAGAGGTGAAAAACTATCTGCTGACAAGGGCGCTGGATTGACCGCAAAGGGTCGCGCAAAGTACAATAGCGAAACTGGTTCACACCTTAAAGCTCCACAAGCAAAGGGATCGCGTCATGATTCATTTTGTGCTCGCATGTCTGGGGTTGTTGAGCACTCAAAGGGTGACGCACCGAGAGCAAAAGCATCATTGAAGCGCTGGCACTGCCCAGGCTGGTAAGGCAATAAATGGCAGGCACTACTAGTGGAACCGTTGGTCAGACAATAGTCACCGTTCAAAATTTGATTGACAACGGTGCGCGCCGTGCTGGAAAACTAGCGGAAGAGCTGACGGTCGAGCAAGTACAAAGTGCGCGTCAGTCGCTATTCTTTGTGCTGAGCAACCTGATCAATCAGGGCGTGCAATACTTTGCCATTAAAAAGCAAGTCTATGGTTTGCAACCAGACAAGTATGAGTATCTGTTACCTGATGGTGGCGTAGATGTCTTAAATGCGCTCTATAGGTACATGACACAACCGACTGGTACTTATTCCTCAAGTGCAGGCGGAACAGCGGCTAATGTGGCGGATGACAACACGGCAACCTACTGCCAACAGACATCTGCGAATGGAAACATATCTGTTAACTATGGCGCAAATAATCCGCAGTACATAGGATCAATTGGTTTGATGCCATATGTCTCTGGCGGTGGTTCTGCAACATGGAGCTACTACTATCAGGCGTCATCTGATGGAACAAATTGGACAACGCTATACACCGCAACAGCGGTAACAGTGACTGATGGGCAGTGGATATGGCAGGACATAGACCCAGGCGCAAACACTCAGTACTACCGAATTGTTGGATTTGGTGGTACTACTTTGGCTATACGCGAGTGGTACTTAGGCGTCAACTCAACAGAAGTCACGATGGCTCGTTTGAATCGTGATGACTACACCAACCTGCCAAACAAGAATTTCACTGCAAATCAGCCATATCAATACTGGTTGAACCGCACGATTCCCAATGCGACTATTACTTTGTGGCCAACCCCACAGAGCGCTTTCTATCAGATGACCGTCTGGTATTCAAGCCAAATACAAGATGTGGGAGCATTGACCAATTCTTTGGCAATACCAGATCGTTGGTTATTGGCTATACAAAACATGCTGGCTCATCAAATGAGTTTGGAGTTGCCAAATGTGCAGTTACAGCGCATTCAGTATTTAGAGATGCAAGCGGAGAAATATTTCCAAATGGCAGAGGCGGAAGAGAGAGACAAGTCTCCAATTTACTTTGCGCCTAATATCAGTGTTTACACAAGGTAAGCCATGCCGATGTTTCTCAATACAGAAGGTAATGCATCTGTAGCGATCTTTGTGTGTGATCGTTGCAAGATGAAGCGCGCAATAGATGAGGCGATGCCTGACCCCAATTTCCCTGGCCTTCGCGTTTGCCAACAAGGTTGTGCAGATCAAAAAGATCCATATCGATTGCCTGCGCGTAAGACAGAACGTATTGCGCTCAGATTCCCTCGCCCAGATCAGCCCCTTACAGAATATGCGGTGGCTTATACGACCTATGGCGGTTATGACAATGGTTCTATCCTGACAGACCCAGGCTTTGGAGATTAATTAATGGCACAGTCAAGTTACACCCCAATTCAACTGTACTACTCAAGTACAACAACAAATACCCCAACCGCTGGAAATTTGGCTAATGGTGAATTGGCTATTAATATCACAGATGGAAAGTTGTTTTATAAAGACAACGCTGGAGTTGTACAGGTTATTGCTACCAAGGCTTCTGCTGGAGGTGTATCTAGTTTTTCTGCTGGAACAACAGGATTAACACCCAACAGCGCAACAAGTGGGGCTATTACTCTTGCGGGAACTCTTGCAGTTACAAATGGAGGAACTGGCTTAACTACTCTTGCTACTGGCTCATTACCTTATGGCGCTGGTACAAGCGCATTTAGTTCATTGGCAATTGGCACTGCTGGACAAGTGTTAACTGTAAATTCAGGTGCTACTGCACCTCAATATGTCAATCAGAGCACTTTATCTGTTGGCTCCGCAACAACAGCTACAAATTTGGCTGGCGGATTGGCTGGATCAGTTCCATACAATACTGGTGCAGGCGCAACAACATTCTTGTCAATTGGCACCGCAGGACAAGTGTTAACAGTCAATAGTGGCGCTACAGCTCCTCAATACGTTGCACAAAGCACCTTGTCAGTAGGCAAAGCCACAAACATTGCGGGTGGTGCGGCAAACCAAATACATTATCAATCAGCCGCAGACACAACCGCGTTTATAACAGCGCCATCAGTTTCAAGCACATTTTTGCAGTGGAATGGAACAACATTTGTGTGGGCGGCGGCAGGCGGCACAACAACAAATGCATTGACAATTGGAACTGGTTTATCTGGAACAAGTTTTAATGGTTCTGCCGCAGTTACTATTGCAATAGATAGCACAGTTGCAACGCTTACTGGTTCGCAAACATTAACTAACAAAACATTAACATCTCCAGTAATTAGCACAATTACAAATACTGGAACATTAACTTTGCCAACCAGCACAGATACTTTGGTTGGAAGAGCCACAACAGATACATTAACTAACAAGCGTATCAACCCAAGGGTTAGCACCACTACATCCTCTTCATCGGCTGTAACACCTGATATTAGTGCTTATGACCAATACAACTGGACGGCACAAGCGGCAACCCTGACTATCAATGCGCCTACTGGAACACCCGTTGATGGCAACAAATTGATATTTAGAATCTTGGATAATGGAACAACACGAACATTGACTTGGGATGCAACTTACACAGTGATTGGTGTAACATTGCCAACCTCAACAACCGCAAGCAAAACAACTTATGTTGGCTGTATATACAATGCAAACAACACAAGATGGGATGTGATTGCAGTAGCAACACAGGCATAACATGGCAGATTCAAATCCAGACTTGCTATTACTTTCCGCAGAATATTTTTACTATTATTCTGGCGTACAGTTTACATACTACAAAGGGAATAAGGGATATGGATTGCCAAAACATGAACATCCATATTCTCATCTTACTGTTGTAACGGCGGGAAGTATTTGCATCAGAAAAGAAAACATTTATAAAGAATTCAAAGCGGGTGATCATCCTATAAATTTAAAAGAACAAGAATGGCATGAAATTGAAATACTTGAAAATGGTACGACCTTTTTAAATATTATTGGAGAGACAAAAGATGAAGTTACATTTACTTTATGATGCAACAGGCAATGTTGTTGATTCAATTTTTTGTGAAGAATGGGATGTTGTTCCAAATGGTTTAACAAAGCAAGCGGTGCCAGAAGGAAAAATTTGGACTGGGTCTGAACTTATTAATAAAGATATAATTAAACCAACCCAACAAGCTATTATAGAAACAATTTAATATGGCTCTTACATACCTATTTAATGGAGGAACAAGTTGGGTTGTACCGCCCAATGTGCTTTCTATTCAAGTTGATTGCTATGGAAGTTCTCCAGCTCAATCGTATAGTACTGTATCGCAATTAAATATCAACAATGGTGGTGCTTTCTCGCGCAGTACTAATATAAATGTAACGCCTGGCCAAACCGTTTACTTTAGTATTTCAACTTCTGGTGGCGATACTTGGTTTAATTCTGTTTCAAATTTAAATCCAATTACTGGTGGATACAACACAAGTCAAGGAACTTTAGCAAAGGGTGGTTCTACATCTCCATCAACCCAAACTACTCTTGGTTTGGGGGATTTAAAGTATGCAGGTGGTAATGGTTATTACAGTGCAACTACAACAACCAAATCGACTGGTCAAGGCGGACAGGCGGGGCCTAATGGTAATGGTGCGGATGCGGGACCAGCATATACAAACTCTGGGACATATGCGAGTCAATTTGGTACTGGGGGTGGCGCAAATGGGGGATCCTCTGGTGGATTGAACACCATACCAACAGGCAGGGGTGGTTCTACAACTGTTGGCAATGGCGGGTATTCATCTAGTATTTACAGTGGTAGTCTAACAGGTTTTCCAACAATTGATACTCTTGGCAGTACGGATTATGTAAATAATATTGCTTGTTCAATACCATATGGCCCAGTTGGCGGTGGTTGGGGATTTTCAGCATCAATTTGTTGTGTTATTAAGTATGCACAAATCGTGCAATTGGGTTTTATAGTTGTCACCGTAACTTCGCAAACTACAAACAATAGGGTAATTATTAAACAGGATGGATCAGGATCATTTACCCTGCCCTCTGATTTTTCTTCAATTGTTTCATTAGAAGCATTGGGAGCTGGGGGAGCACCAAATACATATTTTAATTATTATGGTGGAAATGGTGCTGGAGCATATTCAAAAACAACTTCATCTTTAACAGTTTCGGCTTCGCCTGGGACAACCGTCTATTACAACGCCGACACAAGAAGCAATCAAGGATCATCTTGGATAAGAGTTGGAACAGCGGGGCCACCAACAAGCGCAACAGATGGAGTTAAGGCTGAGAGTGGCAAAGTAGCAAGCAGTGCTACTGGCGTTTCTGGTGGATTATCAAGTAATGGTATAGGCGATGTTTTATATAGTGGTGGATCTGGGGGAAATGGTAATAGCTCAAGTAATTGGGGCGGAAATGGCGGAGCGGCGGGTGCGGCTGGAAAAGGTGGTTCTGGTGGCGCATCATATTCTGGAGCATCAGGCAAAGGAGGTGGCGGTAGTGGTGGAGCAAACAATGGCTCAAATGGCGGTGCTGGCACATTAACAGCTGGAGGTGCGGGAGGCGCATGTAATGCCACTGGTGGCGGTACTGGAGGTGCGGGCGCAACTTCTTCAACAAGTTATTTCGCGGGTACTAATGGGGGCGGTACTGGCGGAACTTTTAATTCAGGTTTCAGTACTACTGCTTTAAATAGTGTTTTTTCTGATGGAATACGCTCATATGGTTCTGGGTATGGAAATCGTTCTTATTATTCCGCATATCAACCAGTTTCTAGTGGATGGAATGTAAGAAATGTAATTCCAGATGTAACACAGTTTTCAACTGGTGCCGCTGGTGGTTCAAATCCTGCACTTTGTTGCGGTCCTCCGAATGAAACAGCCATGTCAAATGGTGGATGGGTCATTCTTACTTACAATGCCGTTGTTTCAACAACTGGTGCAAAATTTTTACAATTTTTTTAAGGATCAATCATGGAATCAATTCTAATAACTACACAAACTTTAAACAAAATTATGGGTTACTTGGGTACACGCCCATATCAAGAGGTCTTCCAACTGATTGAAGCAATCCAAGAAGAGGCAAAGAATCAACCAAAATCTGAAGAGGCTGAAGATGCTTGAAGATACAGACACACGCATAGCCGTTCATGAGGCTATTTGCGCTGAGAGATATAAGCGCATAGAAGAGTCTCTTGCAAAGGGTGAGGAGCGCATGACAAAGATAGAGTACTTGCTCTATGGCGTGATTGCTTGCATTTTGCTGGGGCCAGGCGTCGCCGCAGAAGTAATCAAGAAATTGTTCGGGGTGTGACATTGAGCCAACCCTTATCTTTGGCGCCTGCAAACTTGCCTACGAAGGAATCAAGTCGGCGGTTGAGGCGTATCAAGACATCAAGAGGACTGGCGGTGAGGTTGCGGGTATCGCTGGTGAAGTCGGTGGGCTACTCTCGCAATTCTTTCACGGTCAAGATCAGCTAGAAGAAGAGCATAAAAAGAAGCAAGAAGAGACAAAAGAATTAGCTAAGCAGGGAAAAGTCAAGAATGTAACCATGCGGGCGATTGACAACGTAATGCATGTCAGACAAGTAAGACAGTATTACAAAGACTTGGAGCACATGGTTCGCTACGAGTTGGGTATGCCAGATTTATGGGTAGAGATAAAAGAAGAACGCGACAGACTCATAAATGAGGCACGAGAGGTTGAACTGCTACATAAACGAGCTAAAGAACAAGAAGAACTAAAAAGGCAAGAGAAGTTTAGGAGAATCAAGCAGAAAATACATATTTACATAGCAAGTCTAATTGCTGTCGTTTATGTGTACATTTCTATTTGGTTATTAACTTTATTAGTTGAATATGACAGGGAATGGCGATGGGGGTATTGATATGGGAAATTGCTGTTATGGTAGTTGTCACCATACTTATCGCTGTGGTGGTAATTTGCGCGTCTTGGTTTGTGCGTGAGCATGACAAGAGGGCTGATTACTATAAGAAGCAAGCTGAAATTTGTTGGAGAGAGAAATGAATGAACTATTTAACATACTCAAGGGTGTTGCGCCAGCACTTGCGACTGCTGTTGCTGGCCCTCTTGGTGGCGCGGCGGTGTCCGCTTTGGCTAACAAGTTTGGTGTTGCCGACTCTGTTGAGTCAGTTGCAAAAGCCATTGCGGGTGATCCGCAAGCGGCGCAAAAGTTAGCAGAGCTAGAGTTAGAGTATGCTAAGTTAGACGCCGCAGACAGGGATTCTGCGCGCAAGAATGAAGCCGCTCTTGCCACAAGTTCAAACACGCCACTACTTAACAAATCTGTTACTCCGATTCTTGCATTAGCTGTTGTAATAGCT